GTCAATGCCTGTTGCATCAGAACGGCCGATCATCCTTGCGCGAGAGCCATGCCCTTTTAATTCATTTGCATATTGAGTAATAAAAACTTCAGCAAAAGCACTATCAAAATCTTCGTTTTTTGCCATATTTTCCATTACACTGTTTATCATCTGTTCCTGTGCTAACAGCGGTGCAAGTGTCTGGAATAAATCTTCTGAAAATGAACCCTTATGAGTAAATTTTGTTGTATATCCTTTCCTTTCAAGAGATTGCATGTACTGTTTTGCTTGTAATTTAGCCGGAAAGAATTTAAGCTCACTTGGAACACCAGACTTTTTGCCTTCAACTCTCCATTCACCGGACTCTCTTATGCGCGGGAAATAATATCCCTGCCGGCCGCCCATCTTTTGCATAGCAGTTTTCAGGCTTATTTTAACAATCTTTCCGTCTTTAATGGTTTTTACTTTTGGCACTGGTTTCCCTGCCATTTTTGCCATTTTTATTATATCTTCCATGCCTTTAATATAATGTTTAAATAAATTTCGGGTCATTTTCCTGAAATCAATCAAGGCATGTTTTGCCATATCCGGCCATTCGGTTAATTCAGCAGCTTCAGCCTGAAATGCTGTTAACCATGCTTTATCCCTGTTTGATTCAGCAGCAATTATTTCATCCTGAGTATTTTTAACAATGAATTTTTTACTTTCGCTGTCAAAGCTTACCTTGTAACCAATTGCATCAATATCTCTTTGGACAAGATATTTTTGAAGTATTTCATAATCCTTCTTAGACCGTTTTTTCAGATCAACCAGAGTTTGGAATAAAGAGTTTTCTCCTTCCTGTCTTAATTCGTTCTGTTTTTGAAACTTGTATGTGCCGAGTTTTCTGATTTCGTTATAGAATCTTTCATAAGCTCCGCCAATATGCTTTGCATTAAACATTGTTGTTCCAAAATGATGCTCAAGCCAGTTAAGCTGTTTTTTTTCTTTTTCTGCTTTAACCCCTCTTTTCTTCCATGCCCCTATAATCATGTCCATACTTTTTTGAAAAAAAGTATCTTCCTGCGGAATAATGTCTTCATTATCCGGCTTGGTTTCGTATTGTATTTGTTCTTTTATTTCAAAGCTTGAACCATTCTGGCTGTCAATTACAATCCATTCATCTTCAGGAATACCCTGTAATTTATACGGCATTATATCTCTTCGCTGCTGCATTGTTAATCCAATACGATCAGCAGCGTCTCTTGCTTCTATTTCACCCATCAAGCGTTTATATATTTGTTTGCCGTAATCTTTTCCATATTTTTTTATAAGTACTTTATCAACATAGTTTTCTCTTTCTTCCATGATTGCAGATATTTCAGGGGAATCCATTGTTTTTCCTTCGAGCAGGAGTTCATCCATCATGCGTCCGAACTGTCCTATATTTTCATCCCCTGTAAGAATGGAATTTACATGTATTGTTTTAGGACTTCCACCAGGCGCAAATCCTTCTATTCTTTGAATGGCATGCTGAATTTCATGCAGCAATGAAGCCCGCAAAGTTTTCCAGTTAGGTGATTTTACATTCTTTGCCCATGCGCCTAAACCTATAAGGTTGTTTTTATGCGAATAAAAGGCTTTTGCATTTTTTATGCCGGTTACAGCAAGTTTTATATCTTTCAGCATTGGATATGCTGCAAACAGTTCAGGATGCTCAATAACATTTTCAAGCCTTGCTTCATGTTTTAATGCTTCACGATACCATTGTTTTGCAGGCTTTATTTTTGATTTACTGTCATCTATTTCCCATTTCCATGTTTCCGTATTATTTTTGTTTGCAGGAGTTTTAAGCCAGCCTGTTTTTCCCCAGACTTCTTCGGGGGCAACTCCTTCATCGAGCATTTTTTGTGCTTCTGAAAGTTTTCCAAGCGGAGCGCCAAAAGCTTTCCTGCCCGCCATCTCAAAAAGAGGTTCAGAAGAAATAGATACTGTTTCAGATATTGCTTCAGACTCTTTTTCCATTACGTTCTGTTTTACAATCGTTCCCGTTTCAGCTTTACGAATAACTCCTCTTGCGGTTGTATGAACCAAATTAATAACAGCGTCTAAGAAATCAATCAGTTTCTGGACAAGTTTAGCTATTTGTCCGGTCTGTTCTAACCTGTTTTTTATTGCATCTGCTATAAATTCAGCCTGATGTTCTTCCGTTATTGCTCCAGTATGGCCCTGTTTTCTTAAAGCTCTTGCAATTGCCCATTCATCGGCTTTTGATACAACACCCATTTTTTTATATAGATGCCAGTTTTCATGGTGAACAGTTCCAATATCAGCAGCTGGTTTGCCTTCTTCTATACCTGTTTTTAACCATATCTGCTGTTTATTTGGTACAAATGCACCGGTTCTTACTTTACCGTCATAGAGGCCAACAAGGTTATTGATGGAATCAACTGTAAGAATGGTGAATTTTTTGAATCCTTTAAATTGAAACCAGACGTTACCGTTTTCATTAATGCCGGATTCAACATTTTTCATTTTAGCAAAAACTTGTCTTATATCTTCAACAGATAGTGAAACTCCTGATTTTTCTTTTTTGCTTATTTCAAAGGCTTCCGGCGTTTCTTCAACAGCCGGTTGTTGTTCTTTCTGCTGTTCTTCTATTAGTTCAGCTCTTAAAGTTGCTGCTTTCGCTACTTTATCAACATATTCTTTTTCATGCGGAAATGGTATGCCGAGTCTTTTTTTAATTCTTACAATATCGTCTTCTTTTTCTTCTATTTCCGTTTTTAAATTCTGTCCGGTCTCAGAAGCATTGTTTATTATATTTGTAATCTTGCGGAGCAATCCGGCTGGGTCAGCTTCCATAACATTTTTTATCCCTGACCACTTAAGATTTAAATATCCAATCTTGAAACTATCTTTTTCAAGATACATATACAGGTTTTTGCCGTTAAAAATAATATCAATACCGGATACAGAACCTATCTTAATATTTTCAGTATTTTTTTCTTTTGCAAGCTTTAATGTTTTCTTTAATAATGCGTTCCCAAAATCTTTCCGTACAGTAAAATGTTTTTCTTCAATAACACCATCTATTTCAATACCTATATGTTCAGGTAAAGTTTTTTCTATTTTTTTAAAATCTTCCAGCCTTGATTTTAATCCTTCTAATTCAAGAGTTTTGTTTCTGTTGGAAACCATAAGCTTAGTTTGTTCATCACTATGCGCCTTTTTAAGCAAATGCAGCTTTTCAATCTCCGAGTTTAATTTTGCAAGCTGAATGGCTCTTTGATCACCGGATGCAAGCGCAGATGCAGTAGCATACTGACTTGTTTTTGATATATCTTCAATAGTCCGTACATTTTCATCACCTGCCAATGCCTGATCTATTGCATTTGATTTCCGGGCAACCATTCCCCACATAGCTGCGTCATAGCCTTTTTCAGTGGCATATCTATGGATTCTAATTTCTTCATTTTGGTTACCCTGCCTTATTATCCTTCCTTCAGGCTGTTCAACATCTGCCGGATACCAGGGGGCATCCAAATAATGCAGGTCAGTAAGCCTGTTCTGAATATTTAACCCTGTTCCCATCTGTTTTGCAGAACCCAATAAAATACGAATTTTCCCTTGTCTAATATTTTTAAACAGAACTGCTTTTTGTGTTTCTGAATAATCGGAAATCCATGCGACTTCTTTTTCGGGAATACCGGCATCTTTTAATCTCTGCATTAAAAAACTGCGTGAATCAAAACCCCTGCGCTCCTTTACTGCTTTACCAAAACCAGTGTTATAAAAACATATTTGCGTGCCGCCTTTACGCGGTGATATATCTTCACCGCCATATTCAGAAGCGAACTCCATATCTTTGGTTTCATAATATGTCTTTATTATACCATCAATATATTTATTCAACTTACTCTGAGGATTATTTGGCAAAGTATTATCTATGTATCTCATATCTATAGAAGCCAGCCTGCCATCAGTAATTATATTAATTAAAGGATCAGGATTGCCTTTTTCATCGCGAGATGGTTTCCATTTCCGGCTCGCTTTAATTCTTGGCTGTAAAACATTTTTCTGATAATCCAGCAAAACTTCATCAGGTTTTGCAAGAGTTAATTCTGGTTTACCGCCTTTTATTTTCGGTCTCTTGATATATTCTCCTAATTGAACAGAAGTAAGAGTATCCATATACATTTTTACTCTTGTCATCATTTCCGGTACATTTACGAAATTTGCGAATCTTTCTACCTGTTCAAATTCTCCTGATGCTGTGATTTCTATATCAGTAACAGCTTCGCCAAACATGTTCGCCCATGCGTCAAAATGAGATATTCCATCTTCTTCCAGTTGTTCAAGGCCAAAGAACTTCTGAACAGTATATAATTCTCCTATTGTATTTACAATCGGTGTTCCTGAAGCAAAAACATGACTTCGGCCTGGATTCTGTTTTTCAAGATAAAGTGTTTTAATATAAAGGCCGAGCGCACCTTTAGAACCGTGCGGATCTATTCCTTTCATTTTGCGGTTTGTAACAAAATCAAGCTTTCTGAACTCATGGGCTTCATCAACAAACATGAAATCAACCCCGAGTTCTTCAAAGGAAACAATATCTTTTTTTGTTGAAATTAAAGAATTAAACCTTTGTTCTGCTGCTTCAATGCTTTTTTCAAACTGTTTTATTTTAAATTTCGCTTCTTTTTCTTCTCTCATAATTTCAAGCGTTTCACGCATGTCATTTATAAAAGCATCACGGACAGGAGCAACGGCTTTTTCGCCGATATTTAGCAATTTAAATGTTGAATGCCCCATAACAATTGCATCAATATCATTATACACTGCTTTGGCTAAGAATTTACGCCTGTTTTCTTTTGCAAAAGTTGTTTCATCAGCAACAAGAACATTTGCAAGGGGATAGAATGTTTGAAACTCTGCTGCAAATTGAGTCAGCATATGTTTAGGAACTGTATATAATAATTTCTTTGAAAGTCCTAAACGTAACAATTCCATACCAGCAGCAATCATGCTCAGGGTTTTCCCAGCACCAACCGCATGTGCTATATATACGTTGCCATCTTGCAATATTCTCCAGATAACATTTTTCTGATAATCATAAGGCGTTATTGTTTCGTTGAAACCTGGCAACAACAAATGCGAACCGTCAAACTCCCTGCCTTTTAAAACATTGATCTTGGTATTATAGATATCCAATAAATTTTTTGCCCTGTCAGAATCTTCCCATATCCATGTTCTGAACCGCGTTTTCATCTCCCTTGCCTTATCAAGAGCAGCGGCAGTAGCTCCTTTATCAACAAAGACTGCATTTGTTTCAGGGTCTTTACCTTTCACCTTTATAGTTTTATTATTAAGAACAGCATCAAGGATTTCATTTGCTCCACGATCTTCCGTGCTCCATGTATAACCAGGTCTTCCTCTTAAACTTTGTGCAGTAAAATCACCATCAATTCCCCATGAATTATTTGCTGTCCGGTACGATATCTTAACTCCGGGCAGTTCAATAACTTCTGCTGCAAACTGGTTGTAATATTTAAGCGGAATCCATGTTGCGCCTAATGTAACTGTAATATCTTTCGGCGCTAACGGTTTAGGCTGTACTTTTTGCAAAGCTTTTACATTCCTGTTAAATTCAGAATCTATCCTGGCAGCTTCTATGGCTTCGTTTAATTTTCTTACGACATTACCAGACAGATATTCATCTGCAAGAATATAGTTATTAGTTCCCGGAACTTTATAGATCAAATCTCCTAAATCTTTTATTATTTTAGCTGTGTCTTTTTCTTTTACAAGATCAGCAATATGTTCTATATCAAGTTTTCCTGTCTGGCTTAAAGAAACAGCAAGTGCATCTGCTACTGTTTTTATTTCGGGCGTTACAGGTTTATTGACTGTTCTGCGTGTCAGAACTTCTGATTTTATCAGTTCGCCATCAACTGTTTCTTTTTCAAGAGTCAGTATTCTTGTATATTCAACATCTTTTTTTAATAACGATAAATTTTTATACCGTTTTTCGGTAAATTTTCTTACTGTTCCGTCCGGTTGTTTTTGTTTCCTTGTAAATAATTTATAACTTTTAATTCTGCCATGTTTTTTAACAAATGAATCATACTGTTTATTTAAATCTTCTAAAGCTTTTTCCCAGTCTTTATTTTCCAACTGTGCTTTATGTGATAATTTCAGGGCATCTCTTAACAGAATATAATCTTTGAGAAACTCGGTGTTTTTTGCGGATAATCCGGTTATCGGTTTTCCAATACCTTTTTCCGTAATCATTAACTGGTTTTTTTCTGAAAGATATATTCCCCCCTCGTGTGTAATTTTCGGGTTAAAATCTCTTTCAAGAATTTCGGTTACTTCCGTTTTTTTCTTGTTTTTTGCAATTTGCGGTTTATAAATGTTTTCAGGTAATTTTTTTACTGCTCTTTCAAATAACTTATCTATACTTTCAGTGCCTTGTTCTACAGTGTAGCCGTCTTTTGCGTGTATGCCGCCGCGGCATGAATGCCTGCCAAGAACCATCTCAGGATGCTTGATATAATATTCATTAATTTCTGCTGTGTTAATTCTATTATATGCAAGGTCTTTATCAACTTTTACTTCTTTAATGTTTGCCCATGCTTGACCTGCTGGGATATCTTCATCCTTTCTTTGCAGAAAAAGAATATCTGTAACAACTTCAGTGCCGGCATTTTTTTTAAAAGCCGTTTGTGGAAGCCTGATTGCGCCTATCAGGTTTGCCCGTTCGGATATATATTTTCTGCCCGCTTCATTTTTTGAATCCATTGTATAACGGCTTGTAACAAAAACAAGCAGACCGCCTGGTCTGACACGGTCAAGAGCCTTTGCAAAAAAATAATTATGTGTAGATAAACGGTATTTTTTATATTCAGGGTCTTCAAGAATTTTTGTTTGAGAAAAAGGAGGATTTCCAATTGCAATATCAAAAAAATCTTTCGGAAGTGCCTGTTTGATAAAATCAGACTTTAAAATGTTCTGGTTAGGATATAAAAGGTTCGCAATATCAGCTGTTACAGAATCTCTCTCAATGCCCGTAAATGAACTTCGTTTTCTGAAAGAAGCAGGCATTAATCCTATAAAATTACCAATACCCATGCCTGGTTCAAGAAATTTAGCATGTTTTACACCAAACTTTTCAAGAACATTATAAATTGAACGAATGACCTGTTCGCTTGTATAGTGAGCATACTGTGTACTTCTTGCAGCCTGTATTATTTCTTCAGGAGTCAGGATATTTTGCAGTTGTTCAACAAGAGGCTTCCATTTTTGTTCTGCCCATTGGGGAGATAGCTTGCCACGAAATGAGACACCAGGGAACATATTGTTTGCAAGTTCTGAAGCTCCCCAGCCAACGTATTTTGCAAGAATCGACTGTTCTTTTAATGTTGCAGGTCTGTTTTCACTTATTATTTTCTTTGCAGTTTCAATCGCAGCAAGATTATCTTCAGCAACTCCAAGCCATGATCTTTTTCTTTCAAGGTCTCCATGAGCTATGACATGGTCTCTTTTTAGAACTCCAGAAACGTTTGCAGGGTCAACTCCCATATTCTCAGCAGTTCCGCTCGGTACTTTTGTTCCCACCGGAGCGGATTGCTTATCGGCTTTTTTGACAGGTTTGACAGGAGTTTTTCTTCTTCTTTCCTGAACACTGACATCAACTGGTTCTCTCTTTCGTTCAGGAATTTCTTCAGTTGCAAATTTTTCTTTAACTGTTGGAACAGTTTTGGATTCTTTTTCTCCAATGCGTTTCTCAGGAGGTTCAACCTTTGCTTTTTCCCGTTTTTGTTCTCTAACATGATCGGCAGCATATTTTTCTCCTTTATAGGGGTAAGCCCCTATAACCTCTTTTGTTTTAAACTTCTTGCCTGTTATTTTTTCTACCTGATTAACAATATCCTGCCATTCCCTGTTTAAATCTTCAATGGTATCTTTAATAACCTTTTCGTTAGCTTCTTTTTCAGTATAGCCTTCAGACATCAAAGATTTTGCTTTGGCTTTGATTAATTTTGATTCGGGAGTTTTTATCTTAGCAAGATCTAAACATTTTGCGAGAGAAGCCATAGAAATGTTTCCTTATTTATTCAAGGAGTTTGTAACAAACAGCTATTAAAATAACATCAAGTAAATCTTCATCATCTATATCAACAATACTGAGATGCCCAAGAATATCAGGCGTGGGTATTTCCTGGAATCTTAATAATCCTCTTACAGCAATTCCAAGAGTTAATGAACCTTTTATTAATCCATCAGTTGCTATCGCAACCGGCAATAAAGACATTTTAGTTTCTTGTTGGCAATAAAGACATTTTAGTTTCTTGTTACAGTAGTGATAGTTTTACCATCCCCAGATATTGTCTGTGATATACTGCCAACTGTTCTTGAAGTCGGAGTAACCGTCATTGGGTTGGATATATCAAGCCCCTGTAATCTCCAGAGTTCTGTTAAAAGAACATTATTAGCATCAACCACTGATTTAATTTCAGCCAATGCAGTTAGAATATCACCTGTTATTGAAATAACATGATTTTCAGTATCAGAACTGACAGCAGAGTTGATAATGGTTCTTGTTAGCCCGAGAACATGATTGACAGCGTCTGAACCAGCGGCTGAATTATTAAGAACCCTGACAATGCCAAGCACGTGATTGAGAGTGTCAGAACCAGCAGCAGCATCATTGAGAATTTTTATTATATCAAGAACATGGTTGACAGTACCGGAACTGATAGCAGTGTTATTTAAAACTCTGATAATATCAATAACATGATTGATGGTATCGGAACTGCCGGCTGAACCGGAAAAGACTTTTATTAGCCCGAGAACATGATTAACAACATCGGAACTATCAGCGGTATCAACAATTGTTTTAACTATCCCGAGAACATGGTTGACAGTATCAGAACCAGCGGCAGTTTCATCAAGAATCTTAACAATATCAAAAACGTGATTGAAAGTGTCAGAACTGATAGCAGCATCGCTGAAAGCTTTTATTATATCAAGAACATGATTGAGCGTATCAGAACTGTCAGCGGTATCAATAAATATTTTTATCAGGCCAAGAGCATGGTTGACAGTATCGGAACTATCAGTGGTATCAAGAAAGGTTCTTATTATTCCAAGTACATGATTAACAGCATCAGAACTGTCAGCAGTGTTATTAAGAATCTTAACAATATCAAGAACATGGTTAAAGGTTTCTGTACTTCCGGTTGAATCGGAAAAGACTTTTATTATATCAAGAACATGATTGACAACATCTGAACCGGCGGCCGAATCATTAAGAACCCCTGTTATATCAAGAACATGACTTACAGCATCAGAACTATCAGCCGTATCGCTCAATATATTTATTATATTAAGCGCATGATTTACTGCATCTGAACTGCCTGATGTATCGCTAAGAATTTTTGCTATATCAAGTACATGCTTGACAACATCAGAACTGCTGGACGTATCATTTAAAACTTTAATAATATTGCTTGGAGCAGCAGCACCAAAATCGCAAAAATAAGATATAAAAGGGTCTTCAAATAAAGAATATTTATAGTTATGCAGGCTTCTGGTTAATATCTCCGGCAATGTTAAATCATGTATTAAAACAAGATGGATTGTGCCAGGAAAAGCTCTGCTTGTACTATACGTACTCCTGCCTATATCTAACGGAGCTGTAGAATCAAATATGGTGGATGTTGGCGTTCCGTCTGTATGTAACGTATTTTTTAAGATACCATCAGCATAAAGAATTGGAAAATTACCAGGCGTCCATGTAACAGTAAAAATAGTTTCTTTATTGACTTCTAAAGGGTTTTCATGCTGTGAAACATAATAATTAACACCATCCCCTGATAAAAACACACGGATTCTATTATCTTCAAAATCATATTCTACGAAGAAAGCCCGCTGGTTATCCGTTGTGTCATAATGCTGGACAAAACTACAGCGTGTATCCAATGCCGCAGGCGTTAATATAACTGTTATACTAAACCCATTAGGAAACCCGCCTATATTGGCAGGATTGGTTTTCCTGCCATAGTCAGACGCCGAATTAAACAATACGCCGTCAACATTCCAGTCTGTATTATACAGCGTGAAATGATTCTGGCCGGCGCAGTCAAAAGCCATGTTTCCGCCGTGTTCATTGAATGCCCAGCAGCCTATTAACCCTTGCGCTAATGGATGCCGTGTGTCAATTATGCTTCCATAAGGAGGCTTTTTGGTTGGATTTTGTAATCTACAATATCGGAACATTAAGCATCCTGTATTGAATAGATGTTATATTTCAATGTATTGCCGCTTGACGCCCATGTAACACCGGATTCGTTCTTTATTAATATTTTACCTTGATCAGGCACTGTTATAACTTTACCAGATACTCTCTGTGCAGCATTAGCTTCCCGCAATGGAATAATATCATCAGGCATTCGTGCCGGTGTAATAGACGCACCGCCATCCTCGAAATTAGTGCCATCTGTTCTGCGAAGTAGCCAAATATATGCAGCCGGATTATCTTGCGACGATAAATCTATCGAGGCCAAGTATAATTCTATGTCTATATATAACTTCCGGTCTGTACCGGATGCCGTAAAATCAATGGCTGAACCAAGAACAAGACCGTTATTAGCCAAACTGTTTAATTCAGTCGTTAGATACGTTTGTAACGAATCATACGCTGTCCATCTTTTTTCAGTTGCCATTTGTCGAATACCCCATGAAATCTAATTCAGTTTGTTTGTCTTCAAAAAACTTGTTTTTACATTCATTGTACTTATCTTTGATCTCCTGCAAGCGTTCTGTATTGGTTAAATTTATAGACGAAAACCTTACTGTTTCTACCGATTCAACCAAAGCTCCTGTTTTCATATTAGCGAGTTCATCAGCATCTATGCCAACGAGAACAGAATTAATATTATCTGCTCCGCCTTTTTCCATAACTATTGCATCCTGCCATGCAATGCCAGCCTGGTTATTTCCTTCCGGCACTGCATAATGAAATACAACCCTAACGGTTTTCAAATCTTTTGAACATTGTAAAACATGGATATCCATTTTTTACTTCTTTCTTTTTGCTGTTATTTTCTTTGTGCCATGAAAATCAGTATCAATTACAAATTCCCATTCTTTTGCTGCCTGCGGCATTATTATCTCAGGATTAACACAAATCTGCATCTTTTGAACAGTCTGTATCAATGCTTTTATATCAGTGGTATGTTCTGCAATGGAATCAGTCAGCATTTTGACAAGTTTTTTTATTTCAGGATCACTATTAATAATAGGAGAATTATTCTTTCCCCCTGACTTTTTTAGCTTAAGCGGTTCAAGCTGTTTTTTTAAAGCCTTTCCGCTTACTGTAACAACATTGCCTCTTTTTTGCAAATCCTGTTCTGTTAATACTCTCATGGCCTGTTCCTATCGGGGGTTATAGGGGGTTGTTGGGGTTATAGGGGTGAAACCCCTATGGTTTACCCCCTATTATAAACACTCCAGTACTTGTAAGTATTTTTCAATACGATCTTCAATATCTTTAAAAGCATTTGCAGCCGTATCTTTGATTATTATTTTTTCTCCTGTTTTTTCCCTTATTGCTTCAAGATTGACTGTTATATCTTCGATTGGCAGGCTGTGGATATCAATATTGGGCTTGACTTCAGGAACGGCAGATTTTTCAGATTCTTTTTTAGATTCTTTTTTAGATTCTTTTCTTTCTTTTGGAACAGCTTCAGATTTTTTTAATCTTTCGTATCCTTCCAGCAATTCATCAAGAACAGGCTGGCTATAAATTGCCATAGGCATTATAGCGCCTGCAAATTTATCATCTACTTTAAATACAACAGGCTCATTTATATCTCCTATAAATATCTTTGCATCTGGATAACGAGTCAACATTATATCAGCATATTCTGCCGATATATAAATATGTGTCTTTTCATCAGCAGAAACAACATCTGCAACAGGTATTTCAAGCTGTATTGATGCCTCACCTTTAATGCTTGCCGGATCTGGTGCATTTTCTTCAAGATTTTCTACTGGAATTACAGATTCTTTATCAGAAATTTTTACGTTAGGCGCTTTGTCAAGCTTAATAATAAGTCCGCTTGAATAATAAAGCCTGTTCTTTTTATCCCATTTATTCTTTTGTGTATCTACAGGTAAAGCCTTTAATGTTCTTTTTCTTACTCTGAAAGGATTGTAATAACTTATACCTTCACCGGAGACTCTTTTTTCTGAAGGTTTTAATTTTGGAAGCTCTTTAACGAGAGTTTCCGGCATTTCTTCTGTTTCCGGAAATTTTTTTGCTTTTTTCTTAAATTCATCTAACGACTGTTTTGTGTTTATAATGGTAAAATCACCATCGCCCGGAACTTCTATTGTTATTGTTCCAAATCTGGCCTTGTTCCTTTCATATATCTTATCTATAGCATCTATAGCAGTGTTTTTTTTATCTGTTCGGCCTGATTTCTTTATAGCCTTTTGGAGCTTTAAAGGAATTGGCTCAGGCTTTTCATCTGATGCCTGTTCTTTAGCTTTTTCAATTTCGGCAAGCAGATATTTTTTCTGTTCTTTTAATGTCAATGTTTCTGCTTCTTTTGCAGACATTTCAACACTGACAGTGCTATCTTCAATTTCAGGTTCAGGTTCTGGTTCTGGTTCAGTTTTAATTTTAGGCTCTGGTTCAACTTTAGGTTTTTCTTCAGTCTTAGTTTTGGTTTTAGTTTCATCAACCCATTTATTATACTCATCCTCCATATTGTCTAACAAATCATATATGTTAAGGCTGCTTCTGTTGTCTATCCACCATTTTGCAGAAGTATTATTAAATACTTTTGTTTTTAGAAATTCAATGAAACTGTCATATTCAAAATTTTCAATATCTAACGCGTCTGCTTCTTCTTCTGTTTTTTCTTTTGAAGTACCTAATATATTACCTATGGCATCCGACCGTATTTTTCCCGCCCATTTAATCTGTTTCGGGCTTCCTTCTGTAATTTCTGCGAATTCAATATCTTCTTTGGCTTTTTGAAGTTTATCAGATATTCTTGAAGGTGTTCTGGCTTCTTTTATCAAGTCTTTTATTTTGAGTTTATTCCGATTATCTATCCACCATGACGCATCAGTATTTTTAGCTTTTTCTTCTGCAATCTGCTTGAATCTATCATAATTAAACTGGGGTTTTAGGGGTGAAACCCCTACTGTTCTTCCCAGAAAGGTTTTCATCATTCTGCCGGTTAATTCGTTCATTCTTGTAACATATTCAGAACGAATATCATAAGCCCAATTTTTCTGCTTGTTTGTGCCTTCAAGATCAGGAAGTTCAGGAGGTATCTCGATTTCTTTAAAAGAAGATGCAAACTTTACTCCTTTTTCAGGAGCTTCTCTACTACCTCTTTTGATTTCTGCTAACGAAGCCATTTTATCTGCAAGGTTTTTATGCAGAACCGACAATTCTCTTGCCAATTCTGATCTTTTTCGTCCTTTAGTTTCAGCCGCAAGCCGTTCTGTTCTTTCCTTGATCTGTTTTTCAATACCTGCTATTTCGTTTTTGACTGTTTCAGGCTCTTCTTTTTTTTCTTCTTCAATGACTGGAAATTCAAACCCTTTTTCCGGTACTTCATAAATTCCTCCTTCACGTTCTTTAATAGCCTTACGTCTTTGTTCTTCAGCAAGTTTTCTTCTGTCAGCTTCTTCTTCAGCAGGCAGATATGTTTTATCAATTATACGCTGCCGTTCTTTAGCCGCTCTTTCAATTGTTGTTCCTTCCTTTATAAAAGTCTCTGCGGCTTCTCTTGCACTGCGTACATCGGGCGGAAGTTCTCTTTCAAAAACTCTTGCAGCTTCTTCTGCTGTGGAAGGTCTTGGAGCAGGACGGAACTTAACACCTGCGCTGGCTTCATTAACATATTCATCAACTGCACTCTTTGTTATTTTCGTTCTTAAATCATCTTCTGCACGCTGCCTGTTAATAAGATTATCAGTTTCTTGTTCAGTTTCCTGTTCTTTTGTTGGCATTGCCGCACTTAGCGTACTTAACGGCACACCTCCTATAAAACCTGCTGCACTTGCTTCTGCTGCTCTCCATAAACCTTCTTTTGATAACGGTGTTACTGTTTTTTCACCAGGCTTGGCAACATACATTTCATTCAGGATTGCAATTTCTTCCTGAGTTAATTCTTCTGCTGCTTCACCTGCCGATTCTTTTACTATTCCTGCTGCTTTGTGCAAAAGACTTTTACCGATTTCAGGATTTTTAGCAGCTACTTTAGCAGCAGTTCTGCCAAACATTTTTTTTACAAGACCTAATTCTACTCCGCCAAGACCAAGTTCTACTGCACCAGCAGCTAACCCGCCAAGTACATGTGGAAGGACACGGGCATCTCTACCATGTTTTTCATAATCGGTAAGATACATCCCCGTTCCTTCAAAAGCGGCTGTTGAGCCGATAATACCAGCCGCTGCGCCTCTTTTTGCAATTGTATTAACAGCGGCTTCTACAGCAGCTTCTTTTGTTAACCCTTTAGCGAGATTCTTTTTTGCAAGATTTTCAAGAGTTTTCCGTGAGATTAATTTTGTTGCAGCTTTTTCACCTATTGCGCCGCCTCCCAAACCAAACATCGCGCTTGGCAACAAAGAACCAAGAGTATATAAACCATAATCAAGCAATCCATGCCATGACGGGTCTTTTGCCAGCTCTTTAAACGAAGTGTCAGGCTGATATTTTTCTGCTTCTTTTGAAAAGATCTGAGCGGTTTTTGCCGATTCTTCCGCTGCTGTTTTCAAGCCTCCTGCCTGGAAAGCCATTGATTGTAACGCAGGCAATGTTGCGGCTGTAGTCAGTAATCCCGACTTTAAGCCTCTGGCAATATTCCATGAGGCATCAGGCTTTTCAGTTTCTGGAATAAAATCTACAGGTTTAGTGCCTTTTACCCAGTCCGTCCTATCATTATGAACAGCTTCCGGTAATGTTCCAGGTTGTTTTCTCTGCGCAAGATCACCAAGTTTTATCCAGTCTGATTTTTCGTCAGGCATTTTTATCATCTTCCCTTCCAGTTAAAAGGTATTTCTCCCAATGCCATTTGAGCAGGTAAACGTGCCGGTATTCTTAAGTTTTCGACACCTGCTTTGCGCCTTCTTTTTGCCATTTCTTTTTCAGATATAGGAACGGTCTTGCCATTAACAATTCTGAATCCTTTTATGTTTTTCTCCATTCCACTTATTGGCGTGGGTTTAGTTGAAACAGGCTCGGTTAAAGCAGGTTCTGGTTGTTCTGGTTGAAATTCAATTTTATTCCCTTGTGCATCGTAAATATTGCCTTCCTTATCTTCCCAGCCCATTTCTCCCGTTTTTTTATTATATACTTCAGACCAGCCTTTTTTTCTAAAAGCATCTGCCTGTTTTGCCTGTGCTTCTATTGCAGCCTGTTTTGCAGATTGATAAGCCATTGCTTTTTCAGGGCTGAAACTGCCAAGATAAATCTGTCTTGCATATTTATCACCGGTAAACCATCCCGGCTTATCTGTTACTTTTATATCTTTTGATATATTATAATAAAACCCGCTTGCCTCTAAAGCCCGTTTAATATCTTCAGGGATATTACCTTTTTTATCTGTTTCAACAATAAAGGAGTTTGTAGCTTCATCAAAGGCCGAATTTTTTGCGCTCATTGACGAAAAAAGATTTCTAAACGCTTCTTTGTCTGTAAGTTTATACGGAACGTCTGTTCTGCCAGCAGTTGCCGATACAGGTCTGAATCTTGTTGTTGCATCAGTATAGGCATTTAATGCTTCTTTGAATGTCGCTCCTGGATTATCTTTCATATATGCTGATATGAACTGTTCCCTAATATTACCTTTCTCAATTGCAGATATTTTTGCTTCTCCTAATCTTTGTTCTAACGCTCTTGCAGGTGCACCCCGTTCCCATTCTTTTGCAGTTTTAGCTTCCTCGTACTGCCTTTCTTTTGCAGTTTTAGCTTCTTCATATCGTCTTTTTTCAGCAAGATCAGCAGCGCCAAGTTCTCTGTCCAATCTTGTTTCATACATTCTTTGCCCTGTTTCTCCGAGAAATCTTCCAAGTCTGCCCTGTGGGGTTTCAGGAGCAAGTGCATAGGCAATGCCGCCCATTAAGCCTGTAAATCTGTCAAGAGGGATTTTCCCAATAACCGGCTGTTTCCAGTAGTCAAGCATTGTTCTTTTTTCTTGACCGGTTGCAGAAGTAAAAGTACTTTCCGGTTGTGCCGGTGGTGTCGTCATTAAAGAAGTTAAAGGCACAGAATTAGCAGGTACAGAAGAAGATTGTGCGGTTGGTTGCGCAAGCGGTACGGAAGGCTGTATAACCGGAGGCTGAGGTACAGGCAACTGGGGTGCAGGCGGTTTAGTTATTTTCTTTCTGCTCACCCAAGGCTTTTGTAACAATGGCATAGTTATTTTTCCTCCTTATTTATTTCTGCTTTCAATACAGCAACATCTTTGGCAACAGCATTAATTTTTTCATAAATAGCTATTTGAGTTTTGTTAAACTCCACCAAAGTTATTAGATGAACGCCAAAAACCCATCCAAAACATAAAATAAAAACGCCAATTACCCAGTAAAAAAGCTTGTTTGAAACTGTATTTTTTGAAATTGCATCTATTTGTGCATCATGTTTTTTTAATATATCGTTAAACTTAAAATGACAGGAACAGAAATCCGATCTACGTTCACTTATCCGGCGTTCCGTTTTGCCATCCCAATCACTGGAATCTTTAATCAAGGAAGGAAAGTGCGAATCCAATTACAGCTCCTATTACAGTTCCCCAACCTGGTGAAATTGCTGTACCAGCTGATGCACCACTGACAGCACCGGAAACAGATTTTACAAGTTGTGATGGTTCTTTCTTTTTAAAAGATGATGCTGTTGTTGTTGTGCCCTGCAATGCTGCAAGAAAATTTCTTTGCCAATCTAAAACGGTAAACGGCCAAAGTTTATCTTGCAAAAGAATGTGGTTGTTAAATTCTTCAATATCAAGTTTTTGTGAAAAATAAGCTTTTATTATTTTTGCATAATTTTCAATAACAGCTCTGTTCCAGTTTAAATGTTCCTGCCATATTGTTTGAGCTTCGGAAACCAGGTTATATCTCAGGCTATTGTTAAACTGCGATAATGCTTTTAACCTGTTTTTTTCAATATTTGCCTTTGCGATTATAAAAGTGCTGGTTGTTACTGCATTAATATCCCTCATTTGAATTGATAAAGCCGGCAAATCCTGTGTTTCAATTCTATCATCAAATAAAGCAGCTTCTGCTTTCGATAAATCATCTATATGGCTGGAAATCAGTATTTTATATGCTTCGTTCCATATCTTTTCGATATCAAAACCAGCCATGAATTTTCCGAACATATCAAATAAAGAAGCAAAGCTGGTTAATGTATAACCTGCTCCGAGAAAGGCATTATCTATATCGATTGTTTCAAAATCCGCATACGGCGAAGAATCTATAATGTTATCCCGTACTTTGGCAACTTGATGGAGAAAAGCAACATGCGGAATTTCTATGTATGGAGCATAACTAATTACTGTAACTGTTGAACTCATTATATATTTTTCTTATTTAAAAAAGTTTGATGCAAAGCCAGCTAATGAACTAAGCATTGAACCTATTCCTGCTCCTGATGCTCCTGTCTGTGAAGCAGTCATTGCTGTTGTTCCTGTTCCGCCAGCACCGGCAGGCATGTTTAATGCAACATCCATACCAATTGCAGCTGAATAATCAGCCATGCCTATTTCAATCCCTACCGTTTTTGTTGCACTTGAAGGAGGTGATAAAAAACCTTTAATTTCTGCGGCAGCACCGGCAAAAGCGGCAACACCGCTGATAACTTTTGCGGCAGATGATGAACCGGCAGCGCCTTCTTTCGCTATTGTTGTTCTTGCCCCTTGTAGTGCCCCGAGTCCTGCTTTTTCATAATCAAGAACAGTAAAAGGCCAAAGAGCATTTTTTGCAGCCATGCTTAAATTACGATCTTCAGCATCTATTTTTACAGCAAAAAATAATTCCATAAGCGAAGAATAATAATCAACAACTCCTTTGTTCCAGCTTAAATGTATTGCCCACCTTGAATTAGCTACAGGAAGCATACTGTATTTCATCTGTTTTTTAAACTTGTTAATGCAGAGAATTTTTACATTATTAACAATATTTTCCGCTTCCTGGAAATAGCCGGAAAGAGCAGACAGGATATTATCGCTGCCGGTATTTAATCTTGGAGAAACATTAGTTGAAATATCTGTTGACAGTAAAAAAGATTCAGCAGCAGCGGCAAAACGCACATAAGGGGCATTAACAGAACTTTCAATTAATTGTGAATGGAGTGTATCTATGTCAAGGCCGGCAAGAAATTTTCCATAAATATCATATAATGCCGGAAAATTCTGGATTGTAAATCCCGAACCAAAAAAGGCATCTTCAGCAATTAATGTATCATAATCAGTAAAAGGAGAATCATCAACAGTTGCCTTTACCCGTGCAATCATGTTGAGAATAAAATTGAGATGAAAAAGCTCTAAATATGGCGAATATTTTATTACTTTTTTTGCCATTATGATATTCCTGTTTTCACTTCAAATATTCTTTTTGTTTCCCGGAAATTGCATTTTTTTGCAAAATCACACATTTGTTTATTGCCCGCAGCCAACGAAATTATACTGCAACCGGTTTTCTTAGCAAATTCATGTATTGATTTAAATATATCATGCCGGTTATTATCCGTCATTACTTCAAATGTATATATACATTTGACAGATAAAAGCTTTATTTGCCTTATATTATCTGCCTGCATTTCCGTTAAAATGATTGTTTTTATTTTTCTTTGCTCAGACAAACGAACAAAACATTGCATTTTATTGTTTAGAAATTTTTTTAACAAATCATTATAATATCTTTGGATATCTTTTTTCTGGATTTCATTTGTTTCCGTACTAACAAATTTAATGATATCCCATATTTTTGGAATCGCTATCTGGTTTGGTAAAAGCCGTATCATAAAAATATCTTTTTAATGTTTTTAATGTCTATGAATAGTTCCATTTACTTTAATATAATCAATTTCAAAATACTCATAAGGAGTTGATCTGAGCCTAAATCTGAACTCTCTGCCGATTGCAGTTATGAAAACATTGCCTTTATGCGCTATTGGATACCAGTTGGTCTGGGAAAAAGAAACAGTCGGCTCAGAACGAAAATCAATAGACGCTTCAAAAGCGCCCTGTACATTAGCACCAATTTCTAATGCATAAATGGTTTTATAGCTCAGTGTTCCAAAATCATAAATATCGGTGCATATCTCAAAAGAGGGCGTTTCAATAAAACTGCTGGCAGTAACATAAAGATTACCAGATTGAGAACCTATTCCCGTAATTTCAGGCGAACATTCACCGAGACTTCCGCTGTTTAAGGAATATATAAAACCGTGAGTGCCATCGCATAGATAAAGCAGTCCGTTTTCAGCATCATAGCTTAAAACAGTATTGCTGCTTAAAACTGATAAATATTCTGAAAAATCAAGTTTTTTAATCCCATCCGTTAATTGGAACAAGCATCCGTTTACATCAAGAAAAAAATGAATAGATTCATCACCAGCAACAGCGTTCCGGCCTTTTATACCTGTTCTGTAAACAGTATTCAGTGCATATGCTTTCCCAACAGGATGAACAAAAGATATCCCGCTTTCTCCGTAAGCAACAATTTTTGCTCCAAGTTTTTTGAGGCTGTATGTCAGGCCACGCAATTCAAGAGGCCGCGCGCCCGCAATATTATCTTTGCCTATCGTAAAATCAAGATTGCCTATATCAGACCAGTATAGCCAATTATTCCTTGCCGCTTCACTGAAAATAAATGCAGAGCTTGTAATTGACAGTTCAGCAGTACCGCTTTCTATCAGTTTTGCTTCTACAAAATCTGCTTCTGATGATATATAAAGCGCACCAGAATCGGAAGCATCCCCCGATATGTTGCCTAAAAAACCTCCTTTAGAACATATTTCAAGGCTGTATTTTGGAACAACAAGTCCTTGTTCTGTTACTGTTGTTTCATACCATTCAATAAAAATCGCATCATTTGTATAGGCTGGAAATCCCGGAAAAGCACTTACAACGCCTTTTGACAGGATGCGAAGATTTGAAGGTTCAGTAACAAAAAGACAATCAGGGTACTTTAACTCATGGGAACTTTCGGGAATGGTAAATGCAGGCTTGGATGAAACAGCATTGGAATACTGATCAAGCTGGATATTCCCCTGTCTGCCATGAATTGTATTATTTGTCCGCCAATAAGCCATTATTATATTTCCATGACTGCATAAGCATCAACAACTGCATTTGCTGCAAGATTCCATAAAACAACACTGTTTGAAACAGGAATAACAAGACCTTTGGGAAATGTCCAGATAACTCCAGTGCCTATTGTTCCCGGCAGGCTTATTCTTCTAAGAAAATTGGCCGGTGCAGTAGGCGGTGTTCCCCATGCAAGGGCAGACTGGATAACACCGGATGCAAGAACATCGTTTGGATCTTCCTGTAAGAAATCAACAGGTGATGTTGGAGTTACACCGATTGCAGCCGGTCTTCCAAAGCCTATGGTTGAAGCTGTTGCCGCTGCAAGAAAAACTCCTATTTCAAGCAATTTTGCCCTGCCTGGAGTTGAACCTGTACGAATTTCCCATGCAGGAGTACCTGAAGATGCGCCTGTAGTACGAACACCTAATGAAACAATCATATTTTTAACTCCTTATTTTTTTCTCCTTAATTACTGCATTCTCCAATTATTTCTTTAATTGAACTGATAATAATCGGCGTACCATCTGTGGCCGTAATATCACCGCCTGCATCTTTATATGATACGATAGCATCCGTATAATCATCACCGCTGGAAGTGTCCGTAGAATCATTATAAATGATAGCCCCCGATGTAACAAGACTGCCTCCTGATGCATTCCATTGAGCATTGTCAAAAGTAAGTTCACTTCTATCATCCGTATTATTTGTTGTTACAGCGGCATTGTTTAATATTATCCCACCGGCAGTATAACCGTTTCCTGTTGCCAGTTCATCTGCTGAAATATCAGCGTAGCAATGATGATTATCTTTATCAAATACAAAGCCAGTCTGCATTAAAATAATCTTGAAAGTATCGGTTAATGCAGATATCTGTCCTTTGTAAAGCATTGATTTAAAACTGTTTGGTACTTGATTTGCCATGATTTTTACACCTTTTTATGCTATTTTTTATGCTATTTTGCCTGCAAAACTAAAATGTATACTGCCTGCAACAAGATTCCAGTTCGTGCCTTCAACCTTAGTTAAAACATGCCTGTCATCTGTATCACCTAAACCTAACTGGCCGCAATCATTACGACCGGTAGCATATAAATTGTTATATTTATCTATACATAAAACATGAGAATGCCCTGCTGTTATTTTTAACCAGCTACCATCATTTACCTCGGTAACATATATGTGCATATCTGTATCGCCCAAACCTAACTGGCCGTGATTGTTATAGCCTACGCTCCACAAAGAATTATCCTCTTTGATCAATATTGTATATTGGTATCCAACTTTAACAGATTTCCATGCATCTTCTGCTGTACGTTGTGTAAATGTTAATATATTACTCCCCCATGGGGCAGGGATATCCAAGCATAATTGACCGCAATTATTTGAACCTGTTGAATAAAGCTGTCCGTTATTTCTAAGGCCAACAGAGGAATAATTATTGGAGCTAATCTGTTCCCATTGCCCTAAACCCTCAACCAATTTTGGCTCATAATAAGTTGTAAGATATCCATGCCCAAGTTGACCATTAATGCCATCGCCCCATGAATACATGAGACCATCTTCATTAATAGCAAAGCAGCATTTTTGCCCTGCCTCGATATAAACCCAGTTTGAATCCGTTCCGACTTTTGTAAAACTATATCTCTTTTCTGTATCGCCGTGCCCTAATTGCCCTGCATCGTTTGTTCCAGTTGTCCATATAGTTCCGTCCATTTTTAAAGCAATGGAATGATCACCCAAGTACGACATTTTAACATCAGCCCAGTCATTACCTAAACCAATCTGTGTTAATGCAGTCAAAGTGTCAGGCGCGCCTGTTCCGAGAGAACCATCCCCGTTATAACCGATGCCCCATAAAGTATGATCTTCTTTTATATGGAGACTTTTCCCCCCATACGAAACCGGAGCACCGATTGCAGATACAAGAAAACCGCCCGTATCGTCGATTTGCCTGAAAGCATAATGACAAATTTCAGGATCTCTTATAAGAGATTGATAGTATTCATGTCCTGCTGAGTAAATATTGCTTTTTGGTGGCGGAGGCGGCACATAAGGAGTATAGCCTGGATCGCCTTTATGCCAGTACCCGCAAGGATTATGAACATCCGAAAATTCAGCCGATTCCTGCCAATATGGATTGTTTATATATCCTAACTTAATTCCCTGTTTTTCAAAGAACCACGGGTCAGTATTTTGTTTAATCGTATCCCAGCTATATGATGATGGTACTTTTTTAAACGCCCACGGATCAGTACATTGTTTTGCCGTATCCCAGTTATGTAATGACGGAGGTTTTTTAAACGCCCACGGATCAGTATTTTGTTTAATCGTATCCCAGCTATATGATGATGATTTTTTTTTAAAAGGCCAGTTATTCATGGCTCTAAAACCTTTTTACCTGCAAAGCTATAGGTTAAGCCAGCATCAACATAATTCCAGCCCGTACCTTCAACCTTAGTTAAAACATGCCTGTCATCTGTATCACCTAAACCTAAAACACCATAAAGCCCACGTCCTGTGGCATATAAATTACCATTTTCATCTATACATAAAGTATGAAAATCTCCTGCTGCTATTTCTGACCAATTACCGCTATTAATTTCAGTAACATAATAACGTGTATTTGTATCGCCCAAACCTAATTGACCACGAGTATTATGACCTACCCCCCATAAAGAATCGTCCTGTTTGATTAATATTGTATATTTATATCCGTTTGCAACGGCTTTCCATGTATCCCCTGCTGTGCGTGGTGTAAACGTTGTTATGTTATCATGGTACTGCGGATTTGGAATATCCAAGCATAATTGTCCATAAACGTTTGAGCCTGTTGAATAAAGCTGTCCGTTATTTCTGAGTCCAATAGTAGTATAATAGTTAGAGCTAATCTGTTCCCATTGATCTAAACCTTCGACTAATTTTGGTTTTGAATAATTTTCAGAATCGCCATGCCCAAGTTGACCGTGATATCCATAGCCCCATGAATATAAAAGACCATCCCTGTTAATAGCGAAACAACAAAAAGTGCCTGCTTCGATATAAACCCAGTCGGAAGCATGCCCAACTTTTGTAAAACTATACCTTGTTTCTGTATCGCCTAAACCTAATTGACCATAATTATTCCTTCCAGTTGTCCATATAGTTCCGTCCATTTTTAAAGCAATGGAATGATTACTTGAATATGTTGTTTTAACATCAGCCCAGTCATTATCAGAACCAATCCGTGTTAATGTAGGTAAATCATGGATACCGCCCGAACCAAGCGCGCCTTCTGAATCAAAGCCAATAGCCCATAAAGTATGATCTTCCTTTATATGGAGACTTGTTCCGGAAGCACTTGTCTGTGGCACTGGAGCGATTTCAGACACTGCAAAGAAAATATTCGTATCGTCTATTTGCCTGAAAAACAATTGATCAATATCAGGATTTCTTATAAGGCATTGATAGTCTGCTATTCCTGCTGAATAAATTTTGGCTTTCGGAATAGGAGGAAGCGGCGGTGGAACATAAGGAGTATCATCAGGATCTCCCTTATGCCAGTATCCGCAAGGGTTATGAACATCTGAAAATTCAGGGTTTTCCCGCCAGTATGGGTTGTTAATGTATCCCAATTTGATTTCCTGTTTTTCAAATGCCCATGTGCCAGCATATTGTTTTGCTGTATCCCAGTTATATGATGATGAAGGCTTCTCAAAAGGCCAGTTATTTGTATTTGCCATGACTATATTTCAACTCCCGGTGCACCGATAACAACCTGTCCGTTATAATTACACATTGCAGAAGCAATCGGCAGGTGAAACGTCATTGACCATGTTTTTGTTTTTCCATCTCTAATTACAGCGACTTTTCCATTACTCATGTAGATATAATCAAAAAAATCAACAGCACACCATGATGTTCCAGGTATAACAGTTAATTTTAATTCAAGAACGCCATATACATATTCGTATATTTTATTTTTACCGCAAACAAGAATCATGTTTGAAAATATGAACATTTGCGGATATGGAAAACCATCTGTTATAACGGATGTATCAATGGCTGTTAGATTATCAATAACCTGCAAAACTCCGTCTTTGCCGACTGCGCCCTGGCTTTTGACAAGAAACCCGCTGTTGCGCGGCATTCGTTTTGATGGACGCAAGCCTCTTGAAAGTTTCGGTGAATCTATAACAGCTATGGTTTGCATCATGGTTAGATTATTCCGTTGCCAAAATTCTGATTATTATTAAAAGCTCTGTCAATGCCTGCTATCTGCGGCATGGTACTGGTATCAAGATTGTTAACAATATCAAGCTGTTTTCTTATTTCAGGCACAGCTTTTTTTAAAATATCTTTATAATCAGCACCCGGATTTTCGCTATCAATTTTCTCAATAACACTTGCGACAATATCCTTTCTTTTTGCAAATTCAGGATAATCAGAATAAAACTTTGCATTGATTTTATTTAAGGCAGCCTGCTCCATCATCATAGTACCAACTGTTTCCGGCAAAACAAGCAATGCTTTTTCAACAGCCTTATCAATAATTTCCTGTTTTTCTTCTTCTGTAATCATGTTGCTCACTTTTATAATGTATCACTGTTTATGTTATAAGATAAATTCATTCCATTAATCTGCAGGTTTTTGCTTTTTAACGTTCTGGACAGATTCAGTGCCTTTAAATTTGAGTAAGCTTCTTTTGATGCTGCAATAAGTTCAGAACTAACCGTAATGCCGTATCTTGGTGCAAGTCTGATTGCAAGTTTCGTAATTAGAACTTCTTCATAGGCATCAGGAAATGTAAGCGGAGTTGATAAAAGTGCAGGATTGGCAAGCGGTTTTTGACTTACAATATGAAGATCATAAGTTTTGTCTGGAGAATGATAAAGATAAATAACGCCAAGTGGGAAATCAGTATCATAATAAAGATTATTCACGCTTCCACGCGTGGCACGGTTATTCAGTAACCAATATTCATGTATTGGCCTGATGAAAACTTCCGTATTTTCATCAGAATCCTGTGTAAATGCTGTTTCAATCAGAATCGGCCTGTCAGTATCAAAATCACCGCCAGATCCAATTGTATAACTTGCAGTACCGGCAACTACCGGGAAATTCTCATGGGTTCGCCTGTATATATTGATTCCATCAGCAGACATTGTTTTCAGCATGGTGTTCAGTTTTCTTAAACCCCATGCCAATGTAGCCGAATCAGGTGCTTCACCAACCATAACAGCGCCGATTTCTTCAAGTGCAGCTTCTATGTATTCCTGAGCAGTCATAATTACTCCTCAACAATTCCATACGTGCCTTTTTTTTCGCCTGTCCTATCGGTAAGAGTTTTAATTGCAGTTAAAGCTTCCTGTTTAGTTTTATATTGCATATTTTCTATCCGCTGTCCTGATTCTTTTTTAAAAACCTTAAAATGATAGTTTGATAAAGATTCGGTTGTACCATCATCTTTCACGGCTACTTTTTCGGCAGCTACTTTAACAATTTTTTCTTCTTTTTCTTCTTCTTTCCCTAAAAGCAGATCATGCTCTTTTTTATTTCTTACAATTACTCCGTTTACCCATTTTGGATAGGATTTGTGAATATAAGCAGACGTCCAGCCCTGATTTTCAAGATCAACCTTTTCAGAATTGTTATCTGCCCTGCGTGGTTCATCGTATGCTTTGTGATACATATATATTGGAAAATTTTCCATTTGTTATATTTACTCCTTATAGTGGTGTTCAAAATTTATAATAGGGGCGGTATTGCCCCTATTATATTATCCTATGATTCGGCAGCCAAAAGACGGATTCTGGCATAGCACGCCATAAAGAACATCAAATCTCAGGACTTCTTTATCTTCATCAATATCGTAATCTTTAATTGCCCGGACAGATAATCCGTTATAGCTCTCTCTTGCTCCCCATGTTACGCTCTGGGGAATTTCAAGAGGCCGGCATGCAAGCGTGAAACAGTCCTTATGATAAGCAATATTAATCGGATAGGAAGTATCCTCAGTTCCTGCAAAAGTAAGAGCTGCATTATCGGCCGGTGATGCTGTAACCGTCTGCAATGCACCGGATGTAATTATGCTCGGAGAAATCGGGATTGTCATAGCGCCGCCTGATGAAGTTGTATCAGCCGTAACAACAAATTGCCTGAGAGAACCTGTTGACGCTCCTGTTTTTGGGTTTACAGCATATACTCCTGCGATGGTAAAAACATCACCTTCTTTTACCGTAGAAGATGAGGCGTTAAAACCATCTGTAACAAGTGTTGCACCTGTCTGCGATGCACCATTCACCAATGGTGTAGCTGAAGTTGAGAAAAGGCCGGTGGTATGATTCTGAACATTTTGTGCCATGTAAAAATCAAGGCCGGCAAGAGAACCGAGTGCTCCATCAGCAATAATATTGTTAATCAGCTTTTCGTTGAAAAGTCCCTTTAAACCTTTCAGAACTTCTGCTTCTGCTTCGGGATTAAGGTTAACAAACCGGTTTTTTAAAGGAATCGCCTCTTCATTTAACCGTCTCCTTGCGTCGGCAAAAACATCATAACCATCTGGTGCTGAGCCTGGTGTTCCGACCTGGTTATATACTGATTTATACAGTGCATACAGATCAACATCAATGGCATTAGCAATAGCCGACATAGCTGGCTGGATATATCTTTCACTGATTCTTTCAATTGTATCGGTCATCTGTTTTGTTGACCATTCAAAAGATACATGTGCCTGTGTTGCCACAGTAAATGCAACAGTACTTTCAGTTAAGGCGCTGTTTGTCCGCACTCTCGCTTTGGTTGCCCTGAAAACGTTAGGTTTCCGGATACCAAGAGTTTCACCATCCTTTCCAAACTTGTTCTCCCAGTCTCTATAAATTGTTTTCGCCATGCCCAGTTGATTTTCAAGCTGGAGCAGCGATTCTTTTGTAACTATTGAAGATGATACTAAAGTATTTGTTGCAAATGACATTTTTTATTATTCCTTTCAAGCTCCCTGCTTGCGCCTGAACTCTATATATTCTTTCATTGTCATGTGTTCAGGTGTTTTTATATTTCCTCCCTGTGTTTTAATAGGATTTATCGGTGCAGGTGCTTTTGATGTTTTTTTTGGTTTTACTTTACTTGATATTTCCTGTATTGCCAGCACGGTTTCCACCGTTGGCATTGAGGCTATATCTTCTGTAATATCAGGATTTTTCCCAAGATAATATGCTACGTCTCCGGCATTGGGGATTATAGCCAAAACTTCGGCCATTGCATTGGAAATAAAAACATCCTTTACGGTTTCATTAAAATCTTTATATTTTTTTGCTGCTTTGCCAAAGCTTTCCTGGAGTTTTTCCTGTTTTCGCCTTTCAATAATTTTTCGTTCTTTTGCCACCTTTGCTTCAAGCTGTTCTGCTTTTTTCGCTTCAAGCTCAGCGTATTTTTTGTTAATTTTGTAATCAGCCAGAGCTTCGAGGTATTCTTCTTCGGTTTCAAAATCGTCAACCTTTGGTTTTTCGCCGATTTCCGTGCTTTTAGCCAGCTCCTGCTTTCGTTTCAGGGCTTCAAGCTCCATTTCTGCGGCTTCTGCACGTCTTTCGGCGTCGCCCTGTTTTTTCCGCATTTTTGCAAGCCGTTTTTCTACGCCTTTGGGAAGTTTTTGTTTTTCTTTGTCAGAATATGGTTCGTTTTCTGGTTCTTCTTCTGTTTCATTTTCTGTTTCTTCTGGTTCTTCTGGTTCTTCTTCTGTTCCCGATTCCGTTTTTTGCTCCGTTTTTTGTTCCGTTTTCTGTTCCGTTCCCGATTCTTCCGTACTAACAGGAGGCGTAGAATCAACAAAAAAAGATTCTTCACCAGTATCCATAACCTGAACATTTTCTTGCGATGTGCTTATGCTTGGCTGATTTTCGGACATTTTTTGGTCTCCTATGGGGGTTTTAGGGGGACTACCCCCTATTGCCTGGCCTTTCCACCAGTATTGGGGTTATAGGGGCAGCGCCCCTATTGGGTTATAGGGTGTTTACACCCTATTTATTCTGCCGCCGCTAATACAGCGTTTCGTTCTTCTTCTGCCATTTCTGCCAATATTGCCTTGACTTCTTCTTTCTTGGTTTTTTCTTTTAAGGCATTGTCAAGTTGAATGCCTTTTAGTTTTTCTTTTTCCTGTTCAAGCTTGATTTGTTCAAGTTCCAATGTTAGTTGCTGCTGCATCTGCATCTGTTGTGCCTGTGCCTGTGCCTGTGCCTGTGCGGCCTGCTGTTCAGGTAATAATTGTTCAGATGATAACCCAGCAGATTCAACAGCCATTTCACTTTCTTCATCAAGATTATCTGTGCTATCCTGAAATTCAGGCGGTAGCAATTTTTTCAGGATTTCAGCGATATCATTGAATCCATGCACGTCCTGCATTTCAAATAATTTATGAGCTATTACTCCAATCTGTTCAGGATTCAGGTGCGGAAGAAGCGTTTCTATTTTTTTCTGAAACTCTTCTCTCTGTGTAGAATATGAGCCTTCTATTGAAATTGATACATCATATTTCCCCGTAGTCAGATCAACGCCTGCTCCATCATTAACAGATACTATTTTTTCCTTCATATCTTTTCCGAGAATACGGAGCTTTTTTTTGTAATCGTAAATTTCAGGAATCATTGATAATATAATCTTGGCTTCGGTTTCTATGGCAGCCGCAAGATTGTCGATAAAAGCGAACATGCCTGTATCCGATTCCTGCTTTCTTTTTTGAATGGCAACCCCTGATGTTTCATTGCTTCTTTGCCCTAAACCTGCCTCTTGGATACCAATAGTATCTTTCATTTCGCTATCGGCAATTGCTATTTGTGCTTGATTGCCTGCTGAAGAAACCGGCGGTCTTTCACGTATAGGACGCAGGTTGGGAAAGTTTGCATCAACTTTATAAGGCAGATATGGATAGTTTTCATCATTGGCCTTATCCCAGACTTCTTTGTACGCTCCGAGACAGCTATCGGGCATCAGATATGGCTGTTTCGGCTGCAACGCTGCACTTTCGGCATCATTAGACCGGAAATAGTTATACATTTTCACAGCGTCTTTAGCATGCCGTGCAATGCCTCTGGATTCAATTTTTCCGTCAACACAAAGCTGCTTCCCCCAGCATAAAACAATTGGGAACATTGTGCCCGGGATCTTGCCTTCGTCTAATATCCGTTTTCCATCGACCTTTGCCCATCTGATTTCGTATATGGGCACTGCTCTTTTTTTCTGGTATTTTTTCGGTTTTTCTTCAACTACATCGCCGTTTTCAAGCTGGTATAGTGTTTTCGTACCTGTTTTTTCTTTCCAGAAATATTCAGCAACTCTTACAGTAGTTTCAGTCTGCCAGTTGGCAAGTTCCTTGCCGTCAGTTTCATAATCGACCGGCTCAAAATTGTACTGATTTCGATATTCATCCCGCGACATATCAGTAACAATGAAAAAATACTGTCCGTCCTGTTTGTTATCGTCTTCAGCAGCGGGGTCGAAATACACAGAATATGGATTGATTATTCTTTTGATCCTGATTTCCTGTTCAAATCCGGCGTCGTCAATATAATCGGTCAGAATCCGCCATGCTCCACGTCCACCGGCAGCAGCATGAATACCGGCGTATGAATGAATCCTGTCAGCGCCGGAATTACGCTGGATATAACGAACCAGACCTTCTATGACATCAGCGGTATCTGGGTCATCGTGATCATCTACGCCATTCACTGAAATACCAGGAGTATTGAGACGCATATCGCCGTCAATTTGATCAAGAAAGGTCGGAAGTTTATTGATTGTCAAGCATAGCCTGCCTTTTCCTCTCTGCTGAATAACAGACTGTTCCCATTGATCGCCGTTGATAAACTTGAGATCGTTCGTTCCTTTTTCTCTTTCGTCAGCTTCAGCAGAAATTGAAGCATCGAGGCGCTTTCGCATTGATTCCAATATTTTTTTTTCTTTATCATTCGTAGTCATATATAATATTTACTTCCATCCTGATACGGCAGTGCTGGACGAGCCTGGAATTATGTCATTTGGATTTACAACGGACTGCGGAAACGCAGCAGATGTTTTCGTATCAAGAATTCTTGCGGCACAATCCAACATATCGTCATGTATTGAAAAGGGGAACAGTTTGTATTCTTCTTCTACAAATATTTCTGTCAGATTCTCAAGCCTGCTTCCCGAGTTTTTTTTCATACTAACAGCAGGAATAAAAAATCTTCCCTGCTCAAAAAGCGGTATAAGCTTTCGTATCCGGTCTTCTTTCGATATTGTACCGCCGACTTCCCTGATATCAAACCTGTAATTTTCCCTGTTCATTCTATCCTGGTAATGCTCTATATCAGAATCTTTTCCATATTTTTCGTAATATACACCTATCGGCAAATATTTCCGGTGCAATGAAAAAAGAACATCAGCACGTTCTACGAGATTCAGTCTGTCCCGTTCCCAGTCAACTATATAATAGTTATGATCTTCACCCAGTCCGATAATGATGAAGACCGTGTAATCACTGCCCTTCTTTTTCGAGCCGGCAGGATCGCAAAAAAGATAAAGGTTCAGGTTTTCCCAATGTTCAGCAGGCCAATATCGTATCCATTCAGGTTTTAGTTCCTGTGCTTCATCAGCCACAGGATTAAGCAGCATCTGGCAGGAGAAGGTGTATAATCCCTGATCTCTGCGTTTTTTCGCTAAGGATTCAGGATCGAGCAGGACTGGTTTTCCTTTCGCTGTGCCGTCTTCTGTAGCAGGATGCTCACGTGGAGTCAGAGTTTTACGCTTTTTTATAAGGTGATAGGTATCAGCGAAATGATACCGAGTGCCGACCACCCGCATAATTCCATTTTCAGAGCCAAGATTCTGCGACAGTTCCCATGCTGTATTCACCTTTCGTATCATTTCGGGCGTAGTTACCGATTTCTCAGTAATGATATCATCATATATACGAAGATTATAATGCCGGCCTGTCGGCATGCCATCTATGAGCCCTGATGCTTCTATCGTGGCTTCTTTTGGGTTTCCCTGCCGGCGGACAATGATTCCTTCATCTTCAGACCATTTGGGGGATTCTCTTTTCGGATTGTGATATAAAATGTCGGGAAATAATGTTTTTAAATCTTCGTTAGTTTCAAATTCAAGTTTAATCTGACGGAGAAATGTTTTTGCCGCAGGACGGGTGAACGAAAAAAGACCGATAGTGATTTCAGGATTTTTCAGAATATCCTGAATAGTTAGACCGAAAGTAATAATTGAAGACTTCCAATGCGCCCGAGCCCAGAGATCTAAATGAAAATCAGGTGCGGCTTGAACTTCCCTGCATCTATCGTATAACCAATCTCTGTCTACATCCGGCCGCCGGAGCATATACACCATCAAAAAAAAGAGATCATGCAAACAGAGTTCCCTTTTCGCTGTATTATAGCAATTATATCGTTTGGCTTCAGAAAGCAGCTCAAAATACTCCTTATGAGCTCTAATGCGGTGTCTCATACGGCCTCTCATGGCTTTTATTGATTTTTACAGGCTTTACATCTTATTTATCAGAATCAATGCCGGCAAGCGTTCTAATTCTTTCCATTAGATCGTCTGTAAGCTCAGGAAACAGCGGTTTTCCGTCCTTTCCTGTATGTTCGTTATACTTTTTTTCGCCCCAATTTTCAAATCTCTGGTACGCTAATTTCGCCGCTTTAGGGTCGCCTTTGGCGGCTCTTTTCAGCACGGCTGCATCAACCTGCATCAATTCTTTCGCATATCTTCTGCGCTTTATATCGAGCGCTTCCCATTCGATAGCATCAATATCTTCAGGCGAAAAAAAGCGGTATATGGTATTCTCATGGGTATATCCAAGAATTTTCGTAGAAAGCTCACAGCGTGTTATCGGCGGATTATCAGGATTGGTGAAATAATCTAATATCTTCTGACGTTTTAAAGCTATCATTTTTCTATATTTTTCGTCTTTTTCCCGCTTTTTCCGCAATTTATCTAATTTATTCTCTTTCATTATTTTTTTTATATACCTGATATTATTCGCTATTATTCGTTAATATTCGTTAATATTCTTCATTATTCTTTAATATTCGTTAATATTCTGAAAAAGTCAAGAAAAAAAAATAAAAAAAGTTCAAGAACACAAAAGTTTAGATACCTGCCGGCCGGTAGGCAAGGACAAAACCAGCGGAAATGTCTTGTTTTGTATTTTTGTCTAATTTTTTTAAATGGTGTTTTTTATAATAAATACAATAGTTTAAGTATGTTTGGCTTCAAAAACGCCGAAATGACTGGCTTTAAATGTTTTTTTTCTTGTGGTGGAAAGCAGGAAAAATCAATATATGGTATGGTTATAATGTTTGGCGGGAAAGTTGGGTTTGGCACAGGGTGTGCAATATAGATAACTAAAAAGCGAAAAAAAATAACAATAAAAAGAACTGTCGAGGAAAACTCGGCAGTTCGACAAAAGAAAGGAGAGGGAAAAAATGGAAAAAGAAAAAGAAATTTATGCCAGACTGACGACTTTTGAACCCGACCATCCAGATACAAGGTGGGGTTCGAGCTGTATTGAGGTAAGCACCCAAAAAACAGACATACCTGCACCCAGATCGGTTTTGTCCGACCTGGGAGAGCGCAGGGTCAGGAATGGTCATATCGCCAGGTTTTTCCCTGGCGATATAGGTTACAGAGAGTTAAGACCGCTATTTGAATAGTGGCCGATTCACCCCTCCGGTCACCGGAGGGTAAAAACAGCCCTAAGCCGGAGCAAAAAAAGGAGAAAAAAATGCGGGGCGGGTTATGCCTGCTCGCGGTGTGGCGTCGCACTGACGATGATCAGTGCTGAGCCACACCATATAATTCCGGTGTCAGAAGGTGGAAAGACGACACCGGAAAACTTACAAATTCTGTGCAGGGCATGTCATGTTGCACTGCATAAAAAAAGGAGGTAAGAAAATGAAAAACTTTAGCATTAATGATTTTTGGGTCGATTCTCATATCGAGCCGAAACTGGCGGCGGTAGCCGCCCGAAGCCTTGACAGGGTTTTGGGCGACGAAATCACCTTGAAAAAAGATGACTTTTTTAAGCTGGCTCCGGGCTCAACTTCCACCTTTTGCAGATGGGAGCTCAAGGGGCGTTGGGGGCACTGTACCAGCGATGGGTGCGTCACGGAGTTTGATGGTATCCGTCATAAAAAAAAATAATAGCCACTGAACCGGCCGTCACTAAAGACGGTCAACTCAAAGGCGTATCTCACTAAGGTGAGGTGCGCCTTTTTATTAGAAGGAAGAAAAAATGAAAAACAGCTACATATTCGTTGAGTTCGACGACGGGGCGCACTGTCGCTCCGACCACCTCGACTCAGATGCCTTAGCCCTTTTTAGACGTGGCGTCGGGATATCAAAAGTAGAGGTGCGCCACGGCGTCAGCGTGGCGAAAAGAAAGAGGCAGATCCGTGATATGTTCAACAAGTGCACGGACATTGATACATTAGAAGAGATAGGGCGTCTTTTAGGCGTCTAAGAAAGGAGAGAAATATGGAGAAAACAATAATGTTTGGGGAAAAGAAAATTTTTTTTTGGGCCTGCAATGACTCAGAAAGCTACGCCACTATTCGAGTCGCAACTATAGCGGCTCGAAAGAAAGAAAACGATCTCATACGGTTAGAGCCGTATGAGATTAGAAAAATAGAAATGCAGAAAAAGACGGCGTTCTGTGTAATATTGGAACACCGCCATTTTGTTTACGTAAAATAATAGCCACCGAACCGACTGGTCATAAAACCGGTCAACTCAAAGGCGTATTTCACTATAAAGGTGAGGTGCGCCTTTTTTATTGGAAAGAAAGGAAATAAAAAGTGAGAATAATAACAATAACAACAGACAAAAAAACAGAGTTTTGGATACAAAACAATACAGAAAACGTTTCTACGTTTTCTGTTACGGTAACAAATTTCCCAGAAACAATACAATTAAAACCAGGTGAGAGAAAAAAAATAAAAATCAGCGATAACGATAAAGGAGCAGTATTCGTAAAAATAAAACACCGTTCCTTTACTTTATTACATGCCGAAAATATAGAATAGGAAAGAAAGGAGATAAAAAATGGGGGAAAAATTAATAGTAACCCGGCATAACGGGTTAGTGGAATACCTGAAAGAAGAAGGAATTGTAGGCGATAATGTAGAGGTGATCGCACACGCAACCTCTGAAGTCGTTACGAACAGGCATGTTATCGGTGTTTTGCCTCATAGCCTGTCCTGTCTGGCGGCGAGTTTTACTGAAGTTCCGCTTCGATTGCCTGCTGAGTTGCGTGGCAAGGAACTGACGGCTGGAGATGTTAGGAAATACGCAGGAAAACCAGTAACTTATATTGTAAGGAGGTGTGAAAGGTGAAATATGCAATAGACGGAACAGATGGCTATGATAATGGCTATGATGCAGGTTATGACGCAGGTTATGACGCCGGTTATGATGATGGTTATGACGAAGGGGAAATACTCGGGCGTACGAATATGCACGCTGAATTAAGAGGAAAATTGTTTGAGATTTTCCTGAAAAAACCGGCAAAGGCAGATTGGAAAAAAATCTTTGAGGCTTTTGACGGAAATGGGGATGGCAAAGATGGCAAAAATGACGGTAATAGAAGTTAAGGAGGCAGAGCAGTTCAGGGTATGCGATGCCTGCAAATGGCGGGAGAGTGTAGTTGCTGTAAGGGTGGGCGGTTTGGTTATCAACTTATGCGAAGAATGCGTGCTTGATCTTGTTATCGATCTGGATGTAAAGAGCAAAAGATCGCTTATTGAAGAATTTTATAAACAATTTCAGGTGTTTAATGGACAGATATTTAATGGACAGGTTGCATAATGACTATTGAAAACTCAGATATAAATTCAGATATAAACTGTACTACCATAAACTGCATTCAGCAGGTAAAAAAAAAGAACGGCAAGGGATGTATTCATCTGCTGAAATATAACAAGAAAGCTGATTCTAAAGCTGTCCGGCTCTGCGGGCTTCCAAACCGCTGGCTGTGTGTGAAAGACATGCAGTACAGATTACCGGCACTTTCGGTTTCAGCTATTCTGGATTACTGCCAATGCAAGCATAAGTTCTGGCTAAAGCATGTAATCGGGCTGGAAGTAAAGCCGGAGAAGAAATCTCAGGCTATGCTTATGGGAGTCATATGGGATAGATATTTCCAGAATATGGCTGATATAGAAGGGGTTTTTGACATACCGGAACATGAACTGCTGTATGAGGAAAATCTGGCTAAAGTTCATGCACTGATTATGGCTTTCCAGGAACTCGGAATGCGCGGGAAATATTGCGAAGAGTATAAAAAAGAATTTGTAGAGTTTCAGTATCAGATTTTTTTTAATATAGGCGAGCAATTGGTTATAGGTTATGCAGACCGTGCATATCCTGATTATATCGTGGAAACGAAACTGTCGGCGCGACCTGGTGATTTTTTAGAGAAAGAAAACATTGAGCTTCAGGCCGGAACATATCTATTGGATGAAACTCGGGGAAAAAACTGGTTAGGAGTCAGCATGGAAGTAACCCGTGTTCCAATGTTAAGGATTAAGCCGAACGAGGCTATAGAAGGATATGCTAATAGAATGTATAAAGATATAATGAAAAGACCTAAACATTATTTTTCAGCGTATAATAAGAAAGAGAGGGAATTTGGGAAAAAGTTTTACAAGTCGGAGTTTGCGCTGGACAGGATTCGTATGATATACCGTGATGTGTTCAAGGACATGAGGGTAACAGTTGATAATGATTCATGGCTGAAGAATTTTAGGGCTTGTAAGCATCCGTACCGCTGTGAATATTATCCGATATTTAAAAGTGGTGCGGTAAGTGAGGAGTTGTATCAAATTAGGAAACGGAAAGATAAGAATAAAGATAAAAATAAGAATAAGAATAAAGATAAGAAATAAGCATGAAATAAAATTAAGAAAGTGAGGTTAAATGGCAAGAATAAAAAATTTAACGGAATTAATAGCGAAAAAGGATAATGACCAGTCCGGCAGTTTTATAATGATCTATGGCGCTACAGAAGTAGGAAAAACTACCACTATAATACAAACTGCCGCCTGTCCGATATTCTGGATAGCAACAGAGCCTCGTAATATCGGGATATCCATTAAGGCCGCAAAACGAAAAGATCTTGATATAGATTACATGGAGTATCAGGATTTTGAGGATTTAATAAAATTTTGCAGTGATGCAGATAATTTTAAGAGATATAAAACTGTTGTCTGTGATGGATATACTCATCTGATGAATATTAATCTGAGCCTGGAACTGACGACAGAACGGTTTGATAGTCTTAGCGATAAGGAAAAGGGATATAAGCCGTTAATATCTAAAACAAAACTGAGCCAGGAGGGATATGGAGGGATTTCCGGCAATATGAACCGGATTTCACAGTGCTTTATGAGATTGGCCGCTAATAACGGAAAGGATATAATTGTAACCTGTTTGGAGGCACAGAATCCGTCATGGGATAAAATGAAGGATTATGCACCGTCATTAAAAGGACGGGAGTTTCCTGAAGCTATGTTCGGCTTCTTTGATCTGGTAGGAAGGGTGGTTACGCGCAGAAAAGGAGGAAAAGTTGTATATCCACCTATGGTATATTTTGAAACTCCTAAAAAAGCAGTGGACATGGGCGAATCATGGAGTGTAAAATATACTGGCGATAGTGAAGGGAAAAGAAGCGGTGTGTTAAATTTGGAAAAGATAGCGGCGGGATTAAAAATAGGGGGGTATCCCCCCCCTATAACCCCCCCCATAGGGGCGCTACGCTCTTATACAGACAAGAAAGGAGGTATGTAAAAAATAACTGAATATCTTAATATCTTAATTAAATATTCTTAAACATTAAACAAAGGATTAGAATTATGAAATTTTTTAAAGCAAAAGACGAAGATCTAAACTTAGGATTTGAAAACCCGGCTCCCGGAACATCAGTTTGTGTAATCGGTGATGATATAAGATTACTAAGAGCTAAAGATGCTGAAAACTGGGATGGAGAAAAGCGCGGTGAAACATATATTATACCGTTAAGAATCGTAAAAGCGCTTCTGGGGGGCAAAGACAATGAGGGTATGGAGTTCAGATGGATGATCAATGTAGTGAAAAATGACGGCAGTATAAATAAGATTGCTATCAAAACGTTCAGTTATGTTCTCACTCATACTGGACTGATTGAAAAATTCATGGAAAAGTTCGCTGATGATGACATGGGACTTAACCATCCTAAAGTTGTCAGAGCAATACAAACAGCATTGCCTGGCAAGAAATTAATCGTGGTTCATATCCTGACGAAGAGTAAAAAGACCGATGCTGAGTTTGTAGACGTTAAAACAATCCGGCCGGCAAAAAATGTGAATATGGATGCTGAAGATGATGTTGGTAATGATGCTGAAGATGATGTTGATGATATTGATGATGTTGATACTGAAGATAGCTGGGAATAGAATAAAAAAATAAATAGAAATGGGCAGGCAGGTTTGTTTGTCAGTCTGCCCATTTTCAGAAAGGAAAAGCATGTTCAAGGATATCAATGATATTTCTGATTATATTAAACCTTATAAAATACCGGATGGTATGATTATTGTGCAGGATGTCAGCGAACATATAAAACTGTTCGTTGAGAAAAAAAAGAAAAAAGTAAAGACAGTGGATAAAAAAGACAGGGGGGTGTCTAAAAAAATAGGTAAAAATAAGACTGAAAACAAAAACGTTGATAATAAAAAAACTGGAAATAAAACCGGAAATAAAACCGGAAATAAAGCTGATGATAATAAAAAAGCTGAAAATAAAAACGATACCGCTACTATGATTCTAAAAACAGCGGATAAAGTTCCGTTCATTAACCAGGCTCTTTACAACGGTGATTACAGCATCTTGGGGCTTGAGAATCTTTTTACAATCGAACGGAAAATGATCAGCGATTTTCTTGCGTATATTGGAAAGGAGAGGAACACAAAAACCGTTCATAAGTTAGGACGGTTTAAACATATGATTAATCGTGGCGGCTGGGTAGGATTAATAATTGAAGCTGCAGAAGAAGAGTTAATGAAGGGCAGTATATACAGCAAAATAACGCCTGAGATGATCAGACAAAGCTTAATAAGCATGAGGGTACGCTGGGGTATTCATATTTATTTTAACCCTGGCAGAGATTATCTGAAGCGCTTTGTGGTGGATCATGCTATAAAATTCTGGAATGTATGGCATGGAAAGTAAGAGAAAAAAATGGATAAAATGGATAATTTAATAACGGAAAAAAGCAGTTGAAAAGAGCATTTGATTTTTTTTAGGGGGTTTTAGGGGTGAAACCCCTATGGGGTTATAGGGGCAGCGCCCCTATTATGTAAACGTTAAAAACCGGCCTACGCCCAGCACTGTATTGAAAAACTCGATTTTAAAATGGGTCAATAACGCTATATATATCTTATATATAAGACTTATTGACCCATCTCAAGTACGAGTTTTCCCAGATATAGTCTGAAAAAATGCGATTTTTTACGTTTACATAATTTATTGTCCATGTAATCTAACCTATTGTGATTATTAGAGAAAACAGCTAAGTGATTATTCAGAGTCAATATCAGACAAACTGCAATGGAGAAATATCGCTGTTATATTTTTCCGAAAACAGCCATTTTACACGGTCTTGCGGCTGTTTGTCATGGGCTTGTGCCTTTTGCGCACCCATTAAGAAACGGGTTGAGGCAGCCATCATTCAAGTGTGCTTTAATACCTCGCCCTATTGCATAACCATTAATGGGGAAAATGTCAAGAGAAAAAAACAGGTTTTAAGAAATAATTTAAAAATAATTAATAGAGAGAATAAAAATGGCAGAAGTAATGAAAGGATTAATAGAAGAACTAATAAAATTGCCTATATGCGGGTTGATGATATTATTATTCTGCGCAGTAAGGTCAGAAACGCAAGGCAGATCAGGAAATCACAGTTACTGAAAATGGTAGAAAGAAAAATTGATGATTATATCAGGCAAAAACAGGTTGATGGTATATTAAATATCAGGATTATATATCATAACAAGCATTTGAAAGATATATTGAAAGAAGAGAGGTTAAAAGATATACAGGATATTTTAGCAGAAGAATTGAAAGCAAAAGCTGAAATTAAAACCGCTTATGCTTATCTGAAAAAAATTGCCGGTTCTGAAAATTTCAATGATTTCAATTCTCCTGTGTTTATTGTTTTCTATTCTGCTGATGAAATAGAAAATACTGCTGCAATCTGGGATGTTGCTACGCCGCAGGAAAAAGTAAGAATTATCGAAAACTGCATATATGAAGGGACTGGAAACGTAACAGAAGCAGGGTTGAATTATTTGCGGAAAATGGATTATAGAAAATATAAAAAAGTGGAAAAGGCTGTGCGGATTATGGGGAAATTTATAAATAGATTTTCAGAATCTCATAATATGTCAGAATCTCAGAATATGTTTGGGATTTATATAGAATAGGGGGCAAGAACAGTAGGGGTTTCATCCCTAAAACCCCAGTTAGGGGCGCTTCCCCTATAATCTCATAGGGGTTTCACCCCTATAACCCCTATGAGGTATCTAATGGCAAAAATTAGAGGTTTTATTGAATAAGATATACTGACATACCTTTTAAAATTATTTCGCCTCTAAATGGACGTATTAGAGGCTCTAAAGTGGAATTATAGAAGGAGTCAAGATAAAAGGAATGGAAGGAAAAGAAATGGAAGGAATGGATATGCAAAAATCTGAATACTTAAAATTATATCAAACAGACTTATTGTTTCAGAAATTCAGGAATCGCAAGTTATATCCGCAGCAGTTAAAGATATTGCGGTTTTTGAATAATTCAAAATGCAAGGTGTCTATAATCTGCGCACCGTGCGGAAGCGGGAAGAGTCTTGCAGGGATGTTATATGGAGCGGCGTTATATGGAGCGGCAATGAAAGATAATAAAAACAAAGATAAAGATAATAAAAACACTGCTTCTGGGCATAAACTTCATTTTAACTATATCTGCAACGGTATTCAGCTTCAGTCTCAACTTCAGTCAGACTTTCCAACAGCAAGTGTTATGAAAGGCAGGGCAAACTTTAAATGTAATTATATGCCGTCATTAACAGCAGAAGATTGCGTTTATGAAACCTGTCCGCCGCAAAAGAAAGAAACTTGTGAATATAAAAAACATAAAATCACTGCTCTTTTAAATCCTGTCAGGATCTTGAACTATGCCTATATTTTGAATGAAGTCAATTATATCGGTCAATTTTCTGCAGATACTCCTCTCTGGATTTGCGATGAAGCCGATATATTAGATCAGACGCTTCAAAGCATGATTGAGCTAAGATTTTCAATTAACATGATTAAATCTATAGGAAAAGGGATTCCTAAGTTTAAGACGCCTAACGCCCAAAACGGGCAGGGTTTGAAATTATGGAAACAATGGGCAGGGGAGGTAAGAGAAGCCGTTAAAGTTGAGCTTTATGAGCTTCTGAAGCAGCTGCCTGACATTGATAAAAAACAAAAATCTCATTTGGAAAGATTTACGGAATTAAATAATAGCATTAAAAGAACTAAAAGAATGCTGGAACGTATCAATATTTTTCTCAATCATGTGTCGGAAGACTGGATATTTGAAGAGCAGAAAAACTCATATGGCCGCGTCAAGGCCTATTCATGGAAGCCTCTCTGGATGCCGGAAGTGTTTGCTGAACAATATCTCTGGCGGCATGCTGAAAAGTTCGTTCTTATGTCGGCAACATTTCCGCCGCGGCAAATTGTGGCCAAAACAATGGGAATTAAGATCGAGGATATAGATTATTTGGAAATCAAATCGGATTTTCCTGTAAAGAACCGGCCGGTAATTATAGCCGATAATCCTGTTGATATGCGGTTCAAGCAGATTGAAAATAATATACAGGAAAATAAAGAAAAGTTATTAAAAACTATTGATAGGATTTTAACTTATCACAAAGGACAACGCGGCATTATACATACCCATTCATGGAAAATTAACGGCTGGGTGATGAAAAACAGGGGGGTGTTTAAAAAAAGAACTGGTCATGTTCTGATTTCACACAAGCCGGAAAAAGATGATAAGGAAAAGATGCAGACACGGGATATAGTTACAAAAAATTTTATAGAAAAACAGGTAAACGGACTGGTTTTTGTTTCACCTTCGTCCGGTCGAGGTCTTGATCTGCCTGATGATCTTGCACGGTTTGCGATAATCTGCAAAGCACCATTTCTGAATCTGAAAGACAAGCAGGTTTCACAGCGTCTGTATAGATCGGATATTGGGAAATTATGGTACAAGATCAGCATGATTCTTGAATCCGTTCAAATGATGGGCAGGATTGTAAGAAGCAGAACAGACTGGGGAAAGGTATATATTATAGACTTGGCTTTAATTGATAGTATTGCAAAGGATAGAAGGTATTGGCCGGAATATATACTGGAAGCGGTAGAAGTAGAATAAATAGGGGCTTATGGGAAAAAAAGGAGATAATTATTATGGGAAAAGCATTAAAAAATACGTTAACAACAATAGCAGTTGCAAAAGGGTTCTCTGGTATGATACGGACTAAATATCAAGATAAAAAACGGAACAAAACTATTATGAATATCCTGGACAGAATAGATAAACATTCTAATACAGCTTTTAATTTCTGGAAACAGAATGATAAGGATCTGATTTCGTTTTCCAAGAAGAAATTAACGGCCATAGAGAAAGAGTTCGGAGACGGTTTGGATGTTACTATTCATACGTCATTTATCTTGGCAATTCTTGATAATCTTGCTTTAAATTTAAAAGGTGAAAAAAGAAAAGCTATTGAAAACTTGGCAAAAGCTGTTTTTGCGCTGCATAAGTATTTTGATAAGAATCTTGAAAAGTATACTTTTTATGCTGCTGCTGACAGAATTTCCGTAAAATGGGAGGGATTATCGTGAAAACTTTATTAATTACAGGCGGGAAAACTGTCTACTTTAGTTGGCAGATGAAAGCCCGTTCCTTTTTGCAAAATTTCTCTTGACATTATTATACACTTTATGATATATGTATAAACCATGAGAAAAACTTTTCGCTATAGAATTTTTCCAACACATAAGCAGGCCACAGTCCTTGAGCAAACACTTGACGGCTGTCGCTGGTTGTATAATCATTTTCTTGAGCAACGCAAAAATGCGTGGGAAACGGAAAAGAAAAGTCTTTCTCGCTATGATCAAAGCAATACTTTGAAAACCCTCAAAATAGAACACCCCTTTTTGGCTAATATCTTCAGTCAAACACTTCAGGATGTTTCTACCAGAATAGACCTTGCATTTAGAGCTTTTTTCAGACGTGTAAAAGCTGGTCAAAAGCCTGGATATCCAAGATTTAAAGGTAAAGGAAGGTATGATTCCTTTACCTATCCTCAATCCGGTTTCAGGCTTCTTAAAAATGTTGTCAGGCTTTCCAAGATTGGTTGTGTCAAGATCAAACTTCACCGGTCTATTGAAGGTAAGATCAAAACCTGCACTGTCCGGCGAACACCTACTGGAAAATGGTTTGTAACCTTTGCCTGCGATATTGCACATAAACCTGTTGAACAGCCTATTAATCCATCTATCGGTATTGATATGGGGCTTGAATCTTTTGCCACACTTTCTAATGGGGAACAGATTGAAAACCCTCGCTTTTTCAAGCATGAAGAAAAAGCCCTTGCCAAAGCTCAACGTAAACTTTCTGTGCAGAAAAAAGCGTCTAAAGCCAGAGCAAAAGTCCGTAAAATAGTTGCTCGTATATACGAAAGAATTAACTGGAAACGTCATAATTTTGTTCACCAAAAGTCTCGTAAACTTGTGAACAGGTTTAACACCATTGTCGTTGAAAACTTGTCTATCAACGACATGAAAAAAGATAACTTTCGTTGCATTAATAAAAGCATTGGTGACGCAGCATGGAGAATGTTTCTTGATTGCTTGAGATACAAGGCAGAGTGTGCCGGTTCTCGTTGCATTCAAGTTAATCCTGCCTATACAAGTCAAATATGCTCCAATTGTGGCAACAGGCATAAGCTCAAATTGTCTGATCGTATGTATCATTGTCCTTGCTGTGGTTTTTCTCTTCAAAGAGATCATAATGCGGCGTTAAATATTTTAGCTCTGGGGCTACAGAGCTTTTCTTTGGAATAGAAGCCGTCTGCTTTAGCTGACGGAGTAGTCACTACTGTGTTCGCAGCTATAGTTTTATCTTGCTGGTTTGTTCGCCAAACTATACAAACAGTAGAAGAATTAACATTATGTCAACAGACTGTAATTGAACAATTAGAAAAAAAGGGGGGGATTTACAGTGAAAGAAAATAAGAGAAAGTTTGATCCAATCAGTGAAGCCGGACTAAAGACAATTTTTTACATTGAATATGTGAATTATCCGTCAAGAAAACTATATTCATTAAAAGAACTGATTCCTAAAAATTATGATTTAAAAGAAGCTGTAGAATTATGTAAAAAAATGGGGCTGGAAGTTCTTTGCGATTACATGGTAGTTCGCAATAGTAATTTTTTAAGAGCCATAGGGGCTATAAGGAGGGAAAAAAATGAGGCATTTTATAATTGAAGAGTTTCTGTGCCCCTGCTGTGGACAGGGAGTAGAAGAAATGAGCAAAGGTTTACTTTATATGCTTGATACGGCAAGGGATATAGCCGGTATTCCTTTTATTATCAATTCAGGGTTCAGATGTCCTAAGCATAATAAAGAGGTTGGTGGATCGCCGGCAAGCAGTCATTTAGAAGGCGTGGCTGCTGACATTAAGGCTGATAATAGTAAAAAAAGGTATCTTATCGTAAAAGCGTTAATACAGGCAGGATTTCACAGGATGAAAATCGGTGAAAAACATATTCATACCGACATAGATCCAGATAAGGTAGCGCCGTCGATGTCAATATATTTTCGTGAGTATAAAAAATAATAGTAGGCTCAATTAAAAGAAAAGTGAAAAAAGAAAAGCCTGCTATCAGTCTTGGCGGATTCATAGCAGGCTCAAAAAAGATGGGATTTTCAGCCTCCCTTTCTTTTCTTTATATCCAAAATTTAAATTAATGTCAATTAAAAAAAAATAAAAAAAGAAAAGGGCACGTATAAAACTATATGTGCCCTCAAAAAAAAAGGAGGATAAAGATGGAAAAGGTTGAAAAAAGAAAAGAAAAGAAATGCTGATCTGTAATTTTTATTTATTATTAACCAAAATAACCGGTTAGTCAAGACTAAAAAAAAAGGAAAGGAGAAAGAAAAATGGTTAATGAACTAATACAGCGTCCTACAGCGACACGTTTAGCAAATACGTATAAAAAGGCAATTGACGATATGGAGCGAGCCTTTGAAAAAATTGAAGAATCTAAAAAAACACTTAAAAGTGCTTATGGTGATACTACGTCTTTTTTCCCGTTTGGGTTTAACCAATGGAATCTTGATAAAATAAAAAAAGAAATAAAAAAGAATTGCTGGAAACAAATTATAACAATGTTTGAACTCCCAAAATTTATGACAAGCAGAAGGTTTGACAAGTTATGGAAAGAGATAGATAACGGCAAAACTCCTGAAATTACTGAGCAGAGTGTAACAGATTTTTGTAACAATGTCTATGCAGAATTAAACGGTATTTTTGATGAACTTATGGATGAAGCTTACCGTTGGCTGCATCCATACCGGGACAAATTTAAAACTAATAAAAAATTTGAGACCGGAGAAAAAGTAATAATAAACGGCAGTATTATTACAGTAAAAATTGCTGAAAATACATATACGACATATATAAGCGCATATGCAGGAGAAAAAATACAAACATTGGATACTGTATTTCATTTATTAGACGGAAAAGAAGTGGTTAAATATCCTGGTAATGCACTGACAATTATTAAACAGGCCATTCAGGATAAAAAATGGCAATGCAGTTCAAAATATTTTAACTTTAAATGGTATAAGAAGGGTACTCTGCATATTCAATTTAAGAGATTGGACTTATTGAAAGAATTTAATAAAAGAGCTGGCAAAAATAGGCTGAAAAGTCAGAGTGAAAATTTCTAAGTAGAAAAAGGAGGGGAAAATGATCGAAATAAAAGATAAGATTGTTATTTGTGCGGACAATATTCATTCTGAACATGCATCAATGGAAGAAGCATGGCAGACTGAACCTACTGAATCCTGTTATGTAATTGATTTTGAAACAGGCAAAGTATGGATACCTGTCATAGATAGATATAACAATTGGTGGGGTGATTGGAAGCTTGCCTCGCCACGTGAAACAGGAAAACTTCTTGAAAGATTCAAAGATGCAAATCCTGTAAAGTTTGATTATGGAAAAATCAAACAAAAAACAGAAAATGCTTTACGCAAAATAAAAGATAATGCAGTTATATTGGAAATGGCAAATAGATTAAAAATTAAAATAAGATAAAACAAAATTAAGGATATAAAAAATGATTGAGATCATAATATTGGTTCTGGTAATAGCAAACTTGATAATTGAATTGGCAATATTATTAAAATTACGGGGTTATAGGGGTTTTAGGGGTGAAACCCCTATGGGCAACGCCCCTATAAAATTACAGGATAAATATGCAGCAGATTTGGATTTTCTTGTAGAAGTTCCACCCCCCAAACAAAGAGAGGAGAAGTAAAAAATGCGCGAAATTTTTAAAAACACGGAAGAGGCTCTTGTTTGCGGTAAAAACGCTGATATAGAACAAATGCTTAAAATTGACAGGGCGAAAACTATTTATGAAAAGCAGTATGAACGTTTGAAGAACTTTTCAGGCATGGGATTTATGGAGAAAAGCACAAAACTTTTTGAAATTGCAAAACAGATACAGTTTTGTAACGAAACAAACAGGGCTTATTATGAAAGATAAGTTAAGAGCTCTTTTAATCAAAAAGTCCTTTAAATATTCAAATAAGCCGGTATTTACTTTAGTCTCTGGGCGGAAGAGCCAGTTTTATATAGATTGCAAAATGACCACCTTGTATTCTAAAGGCATGGTTTATACCGGCAATGTTATCTATGATATGATTGCGGATTTGAGTGTTAAAGGTATTGGTGGACTAACACTGGGCGCTGATCCTATCGCACAGGCAACAGCAATGATAGCAGGGCAAAAGGAATCTGATCTTATTTCTTTTGTAATCCGCAAAGAACCAAAAAAACATGGATTAATGAAATGGATTGAAGGGGATATTCATTCTGGCGACAGTGTTGTAATAATCGATGATGTAATAACAACCGGCGGTTCAACCATACAGGCTATTAATAAAGCTGAAGAATCCGGCTTATATATAGTAAAAGTACTTGTCCTGGTTGATCGTGAGGAAGGCGGAAGAGAAAATATCCGCGATAGAGGCTATGAAGTAGAATCGGTATTCACCAAATCGGAACTGTTTGGAGTGCAAATGATTATCAATATTATAAAAAAAGCAGACAGGCAGAGCCAAAGCTTAATGACTGATTTGGATCTGGACGTTGTGTATGGTTACTATCTTCAATATTATCTTGAAAATGATAACGTTGAAGTGTTGGACTCCGAAGAACTCGAGAAAAAAATAAAAAAACTTGGCTTTGATGTTCGTGATGATAGAATAGTTCGGAATGAACAATTTAAGCAGTTAATAGAAAGATAAAAACATGGAATTTTACGAAAAAACCGGCAAGGTTTATTTAATGGAAAACACGGAAAATGGCGGCAAAGTCTATATAATGGATAAGGAAGATTTTGACGTTTTAATGCCTGATATCGAAAAAGACGAACTGCTTGACCAAATCCTGAAATTTTACTGCGAAAGATTGCCGTAGCGTTAATTTTAGGCGCTAAAATTTAAATATATAGGGGTTAGCATATCTAAATCAAAAAAGTCTCTAATATTGGCTATAAGGTGGTTATAGTGTGGTATCCCTATGGAGAAAAAAATAACATGCAAATAAAAATTAAAGATATAAAGATTGGCACGAGATATCGCAAGGATATGGGAGATTTGCAAAAACTTGCCGATAGTATTAAGAAACAAGGCTTGCTTCAGCCTATAGGAATTGACCAAAACAATGTACTGGTTTTTGGACAGCGGAGAATGGAGGCTTGCAAGCTGCTTGGTTATGAAAGCATTGAGGGAAGAATTGTTGATGTTAGCAGCCTTTTGGAAGGCGAATTGGCAGAAAATGAAGTTCGGAAACAGTTTAATATTGAAGAAAGAGTTGCTATTGGAAAAGCTGTTGAAGATATGTTAAAAAAACGAAAATGTAAGAATCTAAAAAATATCAAAACAAGAGATATTGCAGCAAAGCAAGCGGGATTTGGCGGGCATACTACTTATCAAAAAGCGAAAGTTATTGTAAAAAAAGCAGACAAAAAACAGATAGAGCGGATAAACACTGGTAAAAGCTCTATAAATGCAATTTATAAGGAAATTAAAAGGGTTGAAAGAAAACAGGAATTAAAAAAAATACCGGCTGGCAAATTAGAGGGCAAATACAATGTTTTGTTGGCAGATCCACCATGGCAGTATGCTCAAAACTCCACTTCAATGAGGGGTGTAGCAGATGATCATTATCCGACAATGACTATAGAAGAAATTCAAGCATTACCGGTAAAAGAAATAACACTTGACAATGCTGTTCTTTTTCTATGGGCAACAACGTCGATGCTTAAAGAGGCTATTTCCGTAATAGAAGCTTGGGGGTTTAAATTTAAAACATCAATGGTATGGGTAAAGTCCTATATCGGCACAGGGTTTTATGTCCGTAGTAAACATGAAATTATTCTTATTGGAATTAAAGGGAGTTTTCTTCCAATGACAATGGATCTGCCTGAAAGCGTTTTCTTCGCCGATAAAGACAAACACAGTAAAAAACCATCGAAAATTTACGATATTATAGAAAGCATGTATCCAGAACAACGTAAAATTGAGCTTTTTGCACGAAACTTAAGAAAAGATTGGGCAAGTTGGGGTAATGAGATCGAAAAAATATAGAAAGAAGTGCGGGGATAAGAAAAATGAACAGAAAAAAAAGAAATATACAAAAGGTAATACCGTCCAGTTCAAAAGCTGATGATAACAGGAGAAAAAAAAGAAACCGGCAGAGGTACGAAGAATTTAAGGCCAAGCATCCTGATAAAACATTTCCTGATATTAACTTTGATGCTGTGTCTTACCGTAAAGGTTATAAACTGGTTTACAAATGTATAGTCTGTGGAAAAATATCATTTTCTTACAATGGAACAAAAAGGCAGGTTTGTGATAGGAAAATTTGCAAACAGATTTATTTATCATCTTACAGGTATGTTAAATATAACAAAAGCCGGTATAAAATATATGCAGATAACAGAAGAAAGAAGAGAAACCGGCAGAGGTATGAAGAATTCAAAGCTAAACATCCTGATAAAGTATTTCCTGATATTAACTTTGATGCTGCACCATACCGTTATGGTTACCGCAAAATAGGACGATGTAAAATTTGCGGCCGGACAACCAAAGGAGTCTGTTGCAATAGAAGCATATGCAAAAGAATGCTGCAAGTATATCATAACTATACAGGTTCGCTGGAAAAAAGGAAGATATATAAATCCGGCCGTATAGCAGGTAATAAATCAAAGGAAAACTTGAGAAAATGCAAGGCTATGGAAATATTAGGATACAGATCAAAAAACTGTGATGGGTATATTCATAACGGCAACTGGAGTTTATGTCAAAAATGTCTTGAAATGAGAAACCAAAGATTAGGGGTAGATGAATCAGGATATAATTATGAAACATACCATGTACATATTTAAACCTTTATATTTTAAAGACAAACTAAAAATAATAAATCCTGAAGGTTTTATCGGTGTTGTTACTCTTTGGTCAGGTGTAGAGTGGGTTGTTAAGCGGTTATCAGAAGTTGGTGTTGATCTTTCTAAAATAGCTGTTATTGGCAATCTGCGCGGCAATGGATTTCCTTATCTTATTAGAAACCTGCTTTATAATCCGCAAATTACTCATTTAGTCTGTTGTGGGCGAAATCGTTACGGTTCATTAGAGGATTTAGTGTCTTTTTTTACCAAGGGTGTTGAACAGGTTAAGGAAAGTTCGCCATATCATTTTAATAATCAAACAATACCGGCAGTTCGTATTATAGGCAGAACTCGTATACTTGATTCGCTGGTCAAGCCTGAAGATTTTAAACCTAAACCTGAAATTACATATCTTGGTGAATTATCAGACAATCAAAATCTTGAAACTGCCAAGAAATATTTTTCAGGAGTATCCAGTATTAATCGTTCTTTAAGCTGCCGTAAAGAAGTTCCTTTACCTGAAGTCAGCATCAGCACTTTACCATGCAGTCCAGCGTCCTTTACCATCACAAAAAAAGACGTAGTTCAAGCATGGGAAGAACTGGTTTTTATACTTTACCGCTTCGGCAGAACCGTGCGTCTTGCAAAAGGCAGACGGAAGGAATTACAGAATGTTAGAGTCATAGTAGAGCAACCTGTTAAAGATCCGGATCAAAGGCTTTTAAAATACTGGTTCAACGAAGATAAAATAAAATTGTATCAAAAAGATATCCTGTCTGGTGGAAAACCTGCGGATGTTTCTTATACATACGGGCATCGGGTCAGGTCATATTTTGGCATAGATGGTTTGACAACAGCTATTGAAAGACTCCTAAAAGATAACGAAGACCGCAAATGTTTTATAGCGCTTTGGGATACCGGAAATGATATGGGGGGTGAGAAAAGCACACCATGTTTAGTGTCTCTCTTTTTTCGATATTATGAAAAGAAATTGACATTAACTGCTAATTACCGTACTCATAATGCTATCGATGCCTGGATATATAACTTTTACGGATTAAAGGCTATCCTGGATTTTGTGGCAGATAAAACAGGTATGGAATCAGGAGCAATAACCGTTATAAGCAATTCCATAAGCATAGACTTAGATGAAAGCACCATTGCAAGAGCAGCTTTATTGGTAAAGAATAGAAAAACATCGATTAAAACTGATCCTAACGGGATCTTTAATTTTACTGTAGATAAGCAAAAGAATGAGATTATTGCACGGCACTGCACTGAAGACGGTCTTTTAATACATGAATATCGCGGCAGAAAGGCTGAATCAATCCAGCATAAGATTTATAGAGATATGGCTGTGTCTGATTTAAACCATGCCATGTATATAGGACGTCAGCTTGCATTGGCGGAAATAAATTTAAAAAAGGGGTTTTAGGGATGAAACCCCTATGGAGGTGAAAAAGTGATATATTCAAAATGTAAACGATATTATAAGTATAGACTTGAGGAAACCTTTGAGTTTCAATTAAGACGATATGGGATTAAGGATTGTTTTTGCAAAACTCCTTTCATTGAACTGACAGGAGGACGAATTATAATTAAAAAAGGTTACGCTTGGGACGGTGCAAGCGGCCCCACTATAGATACCAAATCAAGCATGAGGGCTTCGCTTGTCCATGATGCTCTTTATCAGCTTATCAGGTTAAAATTGCTGCCGTTTTCATATAAAGCCATAGCGGACAAGAACTTTTACAATATTTGTCTTCAGGATGGTATGTGGAAATGGCGGGCTAAACTATGGTATAAGGTTGTTGCGAATTTTGCAGATTACGCTGCTGAACCTAAAAAAAGAAAAATACTCATAGCACCGTGAAAGGAGAGAAAAAATGAAAAGACTTTTTAGTTTAATTGTATTCTTTATTATTACTTGCGCCGTTGCGGTATCTGCCGGCAACGGCAAAATAATCACGGCGTCATGGACTTATCCTGAAGATATTGAAATTGCCGGTTTTAAACTGTACGCCAATCACAAGCTTGTCCAGACCTTTGAAGATCCGGCACTGCGTGAATGGACAGGCAGGATATGGGTAAAAGACGGTGATAATATCTTCGGTATTACAGCCTATACCGCAGATGGTCTTGAAAGCGCTTTCAGCAACGAAGTTATAGTTAATTATGACTTCACACCGCCTGCTGCGCCAATATTAACTGAAATTGAGTGAAGATGTTGCATGGCTTCTTCGGCATAGGAGTTTTAGGGATGAAACCCCTAACTGGGGTTTTAGGGGTGAAACCCCTATAGCGTCTAAATATGACGTTCCAGAGAAGCCATTTTCTTTTCTATAGCAATAATTTTTTCTTCAATTCTTGCCAGAGCAATCATTATCTTTTGCTGGTCATTCTGCTCTTTTTCTATTTTATTGTCTAAAAACTTAAAGGCTGCAAAACCTACTGTTAAAATACCTATTAATGCTGTAATTGTTATTTCAGGAATCATCTAATCACGAGCCGGTTATTTCAATATTAACGTATTGTGTTAATGTTGCTGATGAAGATTTTTCATATGCTGAGCTTTCAACCCACCGGTTAAAAACTTTACTGCCTGTTGTTGGTGATGCTATAGTTATACAACCTTCTTGGACAGCAGAATTGTTAAAATCACCTGTTGCCCATTCATACTTCCATGTACAGATATCCGCACCCTTTCCATCATTATCAGAATCAGTATCGTTTGTTTTCGGATAACCTGAACTTGGTGCTTTTTCCGATCCTGATATCGGAGTCATACTATCATAAGTATCCGATTTGGTTGCCGCTGTTGAACCAGTTCCAAGAACACAGTTTGCAAAAGCATTTGTAGGCGTTTCTCCTGCAAGCATTTCAGTGCAATAAAGATCGCCGTCATTTGTTATTAAATTATGTGTTTTTCTTATTTCCTTCCTGCCATCTTCATGTTTTATAACAGTTATGATACTTCCCCTTGAAAAAGCTTTGTCATTAGTCATTTTGTAAAATTCTCCATGTTATTTTTTTCTTTTGTTAGTAGGTTTCCAACCGTGAGCTACAGCATTTAATAATCTTTTTTGCTTTTCTGCTTTTTTCTTCGTAGTTCTTTTAGCAGACACTTTACCTCCATGTGTTACCCTGTAACCGCCTTTTACTTTTTTTATTCTAACTGGCATATTTATATCTCCATTCTTTTGGATTCTTAGGCGAGTAAGGCTTTTCATAATGAGTTCTGTAACTGAAATTTTTATGTTTTATTGTTGACTTATGCTTTCCCTTTTCAGTTTCTATCAATCTCAAGCTTTGCTTTCTTGATCTGTCTGTTATCAACGGAACAAGTTTTTCAGCATTTTTTGCCTTGATTTCTTCGTTAAAATCGTTCATATCAGCAATAATTTCAGCCAGAACAGCAGGGTCTCTTTGATTGGGAGAATCCATGTAAAACTGTCTTAATCGTTTATACAGTAAAGCTTTTCGCTCTCTGTATTTAGATTTTATCTTATAATCATGCCATTGGATTTCTCTTTTTTCCGTAATGCCGGAAGGACTGAAAGACAGCCATCTTAATATCATATCAGCTGTATCACCTTTCAGACGTTCACTGCCCCAGAATACAGGCTTGCCGTTTCTTGTTGTAACACCTTCTGTTGATTCCCGCAAGCCCCGTGAAAGGTTACCGATAGCTGTTGGTGCAATTTTTTCAAAGCCTTCCTGATAGAAACCTTGTGTTAGATTTTTTGTACCTTCGTAAACATCAGCAACAACACTGCCAGGAGCTCCTAATAAATCAAAAGTTGTTTCCGGCATATCAAAGTTTATCGCCAAACTGCCTTTTAGTGATATTCCTGCAAGCCCGGGCAACCCATATCTTACAAGATCACTCCCGCCAAAAGCCTGTATTATATCTTCTTCAGGGTCATCACCGCCAAACATGCTGAAGATTATCTTCAATATAAACATTGGGATAGTTGCTCCTATCCCCCCAAATAGCCCACCGGATAAAGCCATGTATGCAGCAGCGCCATACTGTTTTTTTACAAGACCAAGCCTGAGCATTTCCTGCAAATAATTATGGACAAAAGTCTGGAAAACATAAGTCATTTGTAAAATTCTTGCACCTATATGTTCCCCTCTCATGTGATATGGCCTTGCTTCTTTCCCATAGACACCATGAGCCAGATCAGAAGTATCCTTTGCTTTGGTTAAAATATCATCATGGACATTGCCGTCTTTATCAACAAGTTTTTTGCCTGTCTTTTCGCATAAAGCTGTATAATTGGCGAAAATAGTTGTTGCCCTGTTAATTCTTTCTGTTACTCCAAACATCCACATTGATTTTTCAATCAGCCAGTTCCACGCTTTTGCATATTTGTTCTGGATTGCTTCAAGTGCTTCCCTGTTAAATTGCGGGGCGTCATAACCCTTTTTTTCTATTTCTGAAAAGACCGCTGCCTTATCTGCTGAAATCTGTTTTTTTAATCTGTATTTCCCATAATCCTTTCCTGCATTTATTATATGCCTAAAAGCAATTTTAAATGGAACTTTTAATTCTCCATTCATAACCGCAGGAACTGCCATTGCCATATTGGTAACATTTACTGCCGCTGATGAAACACGAAATCCAAGATACCATACAACAGCCATACCTTTGGCTGTTGCTATAATATTATCGGCAAATTCCCTGTTTTTCAGGATATCCTGTAATGCAGAAGTTGCTTCTTTATATGCTTTTTGCTGCCTTGCGGCATCCATTCCACGTTTTCTTACAACATTCAGATAATCTGAGTAATCTTTGGCCGGATTATTTTCCTGAAATTCCGGCCATGAAAGATCACGTCCTGTTATTGTCTTTAAACCATTAATTGCTATCTGCTGTTTTGCAAAACCGCCTGCTGCCGCTTCGGTAGCTGCTGCTATAGCCTTTATTATATCTGTCTCATAGCCTCTTTTTACGTCAATGCCTGTTGCATCAGAACGGCCGATCATCCTTGCGCGAGAGCCATGCCCTTTTAATTCATTTGCATATTGAGTAATAAAAACTTCAGCAAAAGCACTATCAAAATCTTCGTTTTTTGCCATACTTTCCATTACACTGTTTATCATCTGTTCCTGTGCTAACAGCGGTGCAAGTGTCTGGAATAAATCTTCAGAAAATAAACCCTTATGTGTAAATTTTGTTGTATATCCTTTCCTTTCAAGAGATTGCATGTATTGTTTTGCTTGTAATTTAGTTGGAAAGAATTTAAGCTCACTTGGAACACCAGACTTTTTGCCTTCAACTCTCCATTCACCGGACTCTCTTATGCGCGGGAAATAATATCCCTGCCGGTCGCCCATCTTTTGCATAGCAGTTTTCAGGCTTATTTTAACAATCTTTCCGTCTTTAATGGTTTTTACTTTTGGCACTGGTTTTCCAGCCATTTTTGCCATTTTTATTATATCTTCCATGCCTTTAATATAATGTTTAAATAAATTTCGGGTCATTTTCCTGAAATCAATCAAGGCATGTTTTGCCATATCCGGCCATTCGGTTAATTCAGCGGCTTCAGCCTGAAATGCTGTTAACCATGCTTTGTCTCTGTTTGATTCAGCAGCAATTATTTCATCCTGAGTATTTTTAACAATGAATTTTTCACTTTCGCTGTCAAAGCTTACCTTGTAACCAATTGCATCAATATCTCTTTGGACAAGATATTTTTGAAGTATTTCATAATCCTTC